GTCCCGGTACCGGCGGGACGGGCCAGGGGCGGGGTGGTCACTCGCGGACGGTGAGGTCGTCGCAGATCGCGGTACGGACCTCGTCGACGGCGCCGGTGCTGAGTTCGAGGTGCGGGTCCAGGGAGACGTGAACGGCCGCGTGGACCTCACGGCTCACAGAGCTCTGGACGAGGACCGTGGTGTACGGCAGGAGGCCGGAGGCGCGGCAGGTGCGCGCGTAGTCCTGCAACGCGGTCGGGACACCCTCGCCCTCGGTCGGCGTCGTCCCGTCGACCGTGGCGACCCAGCCGTACATGTCCTTGAGCTGGGCGACGGTGAAGGCCTTCGGCGACGAGGGCGACTTGTAGACGGCCGGGCCGTCGTGCGCGACGTGCTCGCCCCGGTACGTCCACACCCGGCCGTCGGGGGTCAGGTAGACCGGCGGGCGCCGGTGCTCGACCGCGTCCCGCCATGCGGTGAGGACGTGCTCGATGTCGGCGAGGATCCGGCGGGCGCGCTGCTCTTTCGTCTCGTCCTCGCTGCGCAGGCGGCCGTCGGTGTTGTGCAGCGCGAAGGCGATCTCGTCGATCAGCCCGTGCGGCTCGGCGCCCCGCAGGAGTTCCGTCCAGGGCAGGACCGCCGGGTCGGCCGGCGCCTGGACGTTCTCGCCGAGGTACGCCGCGGCGGTCTCCTCGGCGGTGGCGTGCCCGGCCGCCGCCGCGGCGGCCGCGCGGTTGGTCTCGAAGTGCGGTTCCGGCTCGGTCACGGAGTCCAGGAGCGCGCCGCAATGGCAGGTGCGGAACTTCACCCACCCGGTACCGTCCGGGGCCGGGTACTCGCTGGTGACGTCCCACGACTCGTGACCGCACGCCTCCGCGGCGGCCGGGCACTCCTCGACGTGCGGACGCTTCAGGGCGTGCGGCGCGAACGAGCAGATGCACGACCCCGGGGCCCGGTCCTCGGCCGGCGCCTCCTTGGCGGGGGCGAGGAGCGCGTCCGCCAGGCGCCGACCGTCGGCGCAGGAGGCGGACAGCACGCCGTTCGTGGTGCACCAGGAGCAGGCGCGGACGTGCGCGGTGGCTTCCTGCGCGAGTTCGAGGAGGCGGTCGCTGGGCTGCTCGTCGCGGATCCAGGCGAGGAGGGTTGCGGCGTAGGCGTGGTGCATGTCCTCGGCGCGGGCGGTCAGCTCGGCGGCCGTGCGGCCGAACGCACCGAGGTAGGGCGGGGCGAACTCCGTCAGCGCCGCCGCGTACTGGTGGGGCAGCGCCTCGACGAGCCGGGTCGGGGTCCGCTTGTCGCGGCCGGGACCGGGGTCGATGCACGTGCGCAGGAAGGCGCGGAGCTGGTCGGCGTTCTCGAACTGCATGGTGTGTCCTCTCAGTTGCTCCGGCCCCGGGCGGGGCCGGAAGTCTTCAGATGTGGCCGAGCCAGCAGGCCAGCTCCTCGGCCGCCTCGGCGTTGGCGCGGACGAGGTCGTCGCGGTCGTCGAGGAGGTCGACGAGGGCGGTACGGGCGTCGGCGAGGAGCTGGGGCGCCTCGGCCGGGTCCGGCCGGTCGCCGAGCTGCTGGACGAGGAGCCGGATCTCGACGAGCCGGTCCTCCTCCAGCTGGACCCGGCACGGCGCGGCCTCGGTCGTGTCGGTCACCGGGTCAGTCCTCGCGGGGCCAGGTGAGCCCGTCACCGACGTCGTGGTCCTCGTCGTGGTCGGGGTGGTCACTGGTTGCTCGCTTCCTGGTGGAGCCCCCGGCGGGCGGTGAGGCGCGCGGTCTCGTCCTGCTCGGCTTGGAGGCAGTCGGGGCAGCGGGCCGCCGGGTCGCGGTCGCGGAACTGGCGGCCGCAGTCGCAGACGCGGACGGGGGCGAACGGGTCGGTGATCTCCCGGGCGGGCCGGGAGGGGGCCTGTGCGGCCGGTGACGGCGCGTCGGGAGCGTCGGGGACCGGAGCCAGCAGCGGCGGTTGGATCGCCCGTCCTCGGCGCGCAGACGCCTTCCGACCGCGATGTCCGGGGACGGCCTCCTCGCGGTGTCCGGCGCAGCGCTTCCCCGGTCGCACCAGCGGGATACGGCAGACCTCGCACCGACCGCCGAACGCCTTGTCGGAGTCCTCGCCCGGCTGCTCCTGCTGCTGGCCGCCGCTGGCCTGCTCCTCCTCCTCGCTGATCGGAAGCTCGTTCGTTTCGCTCGCCGAGCCCCCAACCACCTCAGGTTCAGGAACTACCTCAGCACCGTCGTGGTAACCCGCATGGAAGACACCTGGTTTGTGGGGCCCACGGTGGTCCGAACTGGTCGAGCCACGGTGGTCCGAGGTCGGTCGATCCAGCGTGGGCCGAACCTCCTCGGCCTCCTCGGTGCCGGAAACCTCGAGTTCGCTCGGACCACCGTGGGCCGAGGTCTCGGCCTCCTGCTCCAGCTTCGGGAACTTCCGCCCCGCGCCCCGGGACGTTCCGCGGAGGTAGTCCTCGGCGGCCTTCCAGTCGGGCCAGGGGCTCATGACGAGACAGAAGAGAGGGGTCACTCCCCGGCGGCGCTCACCGACGACCGTGACGAGCCCGGCCCGGATCGCCGCCTCGATGTACCGGCGGCCGTCCTGCTCCCGGCACCCAGCCGAACGGGACAGCCGGTCCATCTTGATCGGTCTGTGATTGCCCCCGTTGAACCGCAGCTCACCGGACGGCGCGGCGTGCTGCCGCAGCGAGTAGAGCATCGTGAGAAAGCCCTGCTTGAGGTACGCGGGCATCTCGTCCGTCCACTTCCACGCGAGGCGGTTGCCGAAGGCGTGGGCGACCCCGCCGGTCCGCTGCTCCTGATCCTCGGTGCTCAAGTGGCGCTCCTCGTCGTACTGGTGGGGAGTTCGAGCCGCGGTGGCTCGTGGTCGACATCCAACCGCGAACTTTAAAGTTTTGCAACTCTCACCACTCTTTCGAGAGTGGCAATGTCTTACACTCTTGCCATGACCGCGAAGCCCGAGACTCGAATCGCCCCCGACGGCGTACAGGAGGTCCGCCTCACCGACGCCCGCGCGCTGCTGACGTCCCTCATCGAGGACGCACGCGAACGAGACCGGGTGAGCGCCTTCACCGTCCGGGGGAAGCGAAAGATCATGCTGGTTACGCCCGAGTGGTACGACGCAGTGGTAAAGGCACTGAGGGACAAGAGCGCCTGACCCGCCGTCCTGTGACCGACTAGGAGACGCACGACGATGACGACGATCCCCGAGGAGCCGCACCGGGCCCGGCTGGAGGAGTGGGCGCCGGACATCGCCGACCGAATGGCGCGCCAGCAGCTCGCCGGCGGCTGGCTGCGGGCGCTGCCCTCGGCCGGTGCCCAGGTCCTCGGTGCGGTAGCGAACCGGGGCCGCGCGGTCACCCGCGCCGAGCTCGGCGGGGTCCTGCCCGTCGAGCCCGTCGACGGCGACCGCTGGGCGGCGCCCTGCTGGTACAGCCTCGATGAGGACGCGGACCAGGTCGCCACGCTCGACCGGTACGCCGCGGCGTACGACCGCGGCCCGGTGCGCACGTGCGCCGACCTCCTCGACCTCCTCGCGGCGGCCGGGGTGTTGTGGGTCGAGGAGGACCGGATCGGTCCTGTGGCGCCCGTTCCCGGGGTCGACGAGGTGTTCCCGGTCAGCAACGCCGAGCGCGCCGAGATCGCCAGCCTGCGGGACATGGCGGCCCGTCTCGGCTGACAGCCAGCCCCATCCGACCGCTCGATACCACCGGGAGAGACCTGCATGTCCGACGACCTCGTCAAGGCGTACGTCCGCAAGTGGCTCGCCGCCAATGAACAGGTGCAAGACGCATACGACACGGCGGCCGCGCGCCTGAAAGCCGCAGGGAAGATCATCGTCACCATGGGGCAGGTCGGCTCCTACGGCGACGATGGCAAAGCGGACTGGGAGGTCCGTGACAACCTCATGGGCGAGCTGCTGGCCTCCGGTCGAGACGACGTCGAGGGCTTCGCTGTGGCCCTCAAGGAGGCCGACCCCGAAGGCCGGTGGGTGAACGTCGACGCGCTGGACCGGGAGCCCGCCGAGCCGGAGCCGATCGACGGCATCCCCGAAAGCCTGTGTGAGGCGCTGGTCGAGTGGCTGGAGAGCAAGGTCGACGCCGAGGAGCTTGCCGAATGGCTCGGTGAGCCGGTGGAGGTGATCGAACGACAGATGCGCGGCTGAGGGCAGCGCGCAGCGAAACGGAGGGCGGCCGTGTGCCGCCCTCCTTCCGTTCGTCCGGCGGGTCACAGCTCTCCACCGAGCCAGCGGAGGAGGTCGTCGTCGCCGCCCGTCGCCGCGGCCTGCTGCCAGTCGACGGGGTGGCCGGACTCCTCGGCGAGGGTCGCGGAGGAGTAGCACGGCGTGCACAGCAGACGGCGGAGCCCGTCGCGCGTCGACCGGTGCGCGGACAGGTGCCGCTCGTGCCCGCACAGGGCGCACAGGCCGGCCGGGGGCACGAAGGCCGGGGTCATCGGCTGCCGCCCCGCCGCCGTCGCGCGTCGGCGAGGTTGACCACGCCGAGGCGCCGGGTGGTGGGCTTGGGCTCCGGGCGCTTGCAGGTGGCCGCGTGGGGCGTGTGCAGCTTCTCATGGGGCGCGACGGGCAGCTCCTCCGTCGGCCGACGCGACAGCCACGTCCCGAGGCCGTTCCGGCTGACGGCCGTGTTGCCGCTCGGGTCGGGCTCCAGGTCGACGGCGAGCCGCTTGTGAGCCTTGGTGAGGGTCCAGCGGATCGGGGCACCACAGACCCGGCAGTACGAGGGTTGGGGCATCGGTCATCTCCTTCCGAACGCCCGAGGGATGCAGGGGGACATGAGGGGGCGCGGGTCCGGTCGCCATGGGGGAATCGCCCGGACCCGCGCGGCCTGGTCAGTCGCCGATGTACTCGCCGAGCCAGACCAGGACGAACACGACGAGAGCCACGAGGGGCGCGTACACGCGGAACGGCGGGATGGCGTAGGTGATGGCGCCCGCGGCTGCTCCAGCAACGAGCCCCCACCAGAACCGAGGCCAGGTCATGAGAGGTGTCTCCTTCAGCCGCAATCGAGGTCCACGTCCACGTGACCGTGGCTGCTGCCGTGTCCGGGCTTGGCGGTGACCGTGCGGGTCGCCGTGGCGGCCGGCACCTTGCTCACCGACCGGGGCGGAGCGGCCGGGGCCTTGCTCACCGACACGCGCGGCGGCGCGGCCGGAGCCGCGGGCCTGGCGGGCGGCCGGGGCTTGAAGGTCCCCGCCACGGCGGCCGACGTCCCGACGTCGTCACAGGGACCGTCGTCGTCGCCCTGGATGCGGGCGCATGCCGCGACGACGAGGAGGACCACGAGCGCGAGGGCGCCGAGGACCATGGACGGGCTCGGTCTGGAGCGCTTGTGCATGGGTGGTGTCCGTTCCGTGGGTCAGGAGGTGGTCGGGGCGCCGGGCAGTCGGCCGGCGCGGTCGCGCAGCGTCGTCCCGGCCGACAGGAGCAGCCGGTACGCGGTGCCGTACGACAGCCCGGCACCGTCGGCGACACTCCGCACAGAGCTGCCCTGGTCGTACTCCTCGCGGAGCCGGGCGGCCGTGCGGGCGCGCTCGGCGGGGTTCATGCGCGGCCGGTAGGTGACGCGGCGGCCGTCGCGCACAGCGGTCGTCATCGGGGCGGCTCCTCTCATGCAGCGGCCGGCACGGTGGCCGGGACGGTCCTGGTGCGGCGCCGGTCGGGGAGGGTGTCGAGGGCGTCGCCGATCTGGTCGGCGAGGCGCTGCCGGTACGCGCACAGCTCGGGCGAGGTCTCCGCGCACACGGCCGAGCCCAGCAGCAGGCAATCGACGATCTCCGAGTAGTCGCCGGGCCCGAGCCCGGTCATCTGGACTGCCATTCACGGCCTCCCGCGTTGTAGTAGGCGGCTTGGGCGTCCTCGGCCTGCTGGTCGAGGGCCGCCTCCGCGCACGTCTTGTGCGCTGGCTTCCTGTCGCTGTCGCGTAGCTGTGTCGGACCGCCGCAGTACCGGCACGGCCGGGGTCCTTGGCGGTCCCAGTGCTTCGAGGCGGTCCAGTCCAGGAGCCGCCCCGGGGTCCAGTCAGGCCGCCGCTTGGGCTGGCTCCGGCCCACGCTTCGCCTCCTCGCGTCGACGGCGCAGCAGCGCGCGGCGCTCGGGGGCGGTCATCCCTCCCCACACGCCGAACCTCTCGCCGCGTTGCAGCGCCTCCGCGAGGCAGTCGTCCACGGCCGGGCAGCGCCGGCAGTAGCTCTTGGCCTGCTCCGCGATCAGCGACTCGGCCGCCCCCTGGTCCTCGGGGAAGAACAGGCCCTTCTCGGCGTTGCGGCACGCGGCGTGCCTCCCCCAGTGCTCGGGGCGAGGGAGGGTGTCGGGCGCCAGATTGGGGCGACGAAACACGGAGTTGTCGAGCATCAGCCACTCCCGTCCTCGCGTCCGCCCTCGGGCGGACGACCGTCCGCGGGCACGGCCGGACGGCCGTCCGCGCAGCTCACAGGGGGCGCGTCCGGGGAGGACGGACGGAGACGGACGAGGGCAGCCCGGACGGTCCCCGCGACCGTCCGCGTCACCGTCCGCCCGGTCGTCCGTACGGACGCCCAGCGGGCGGACGGCGTCCGGTGCCGTCCGCCCCGGGGGCGCATACGCCACAGGCCGACGGCGAGGCCCGCGCCGAGCAGCGCGGGACCCCACACGTCGCCGGTGTCGCCCACCGTCTCGACCACCTCGGCAATGCCGATCAGGACGTCCAGCACGTTCACGGCGAACCACCGCCGTCCCGGGCGGGACCGTCCTCGACCTGGCCCTCGGGCGTGTACCGGGCGACGGTCAGCTCGGCGAGGCCGAGGATCCGCGCCTTGCCCCGGATCGTCCCCGGGCGCATGGCGATGGCGTAGAGCCGGTGGTCGTCGTCGAGGATCGACGCGGGCCGACGCCCGGCGAGGACCAGGTCCACGGCCACGAGGTCGATGTGTCCGTGCCACGACGCCCCCGGCAGCAGCACCGCGCGCGGGAGCCGGGCGTTCGCGAGATCCGTCCTCACGCCCCCACCCCCGCCACGGGTGCGCGCAGCGCCGCTCTTATCGGCCGGTCCGTCTGGCACCCGGGGGCCACGCAATGCGCCAGCGCGCAACCGGGCTTGACGTTCCCCTCGGGCGGCCGGCCGTTCGCCATCTGAAAGGCGACCCGGCCGACCGTCGTGCAGAGCCCGGGGACACGGACCACAGGAACGCCGTCGCCGGAGACCTGCCCGGCCCACTCCTGGTGACCATCGCCGACCGGCCGGGACAGCTCCCGGACCTTCACCTCGACCCGCTCCCTGATCGACCGGGCGCGGCGCGTGTACCGGGGGAGACCGGCCTCGCGGCGCACCCGGGCGACAAACTCGACCTTGCACCCGAACCGGTCCGCGAGGCCCCGGTCCGACAGCTCTCGCGGGTCCCCGGCCGCGAACGCGCGGGCAATCGCCTCGTAGCTCACGGCGGTCACCGGTCGGCCCCCGGGGGCTCCAGGGACCACACGCGGATGGTGCACCCGGCCGCGTCGAGGACGCCGGGCACGCCGTGGTCGGTGTCGTACCACTTGCCGGTGTCCCGGTACTCGACGACGAGGGAGTCATCGCGCAGGATCCGCGCGGTCTTCAGCGCGTCCTGAGTCGACCGGATCAGCTTGTCCAGGTCCGGCGTCGAGATCGGCCGCGCCGGGGCCGAGGGGCGGATCCGGGTGGCGTTGCGGCCGGTCCCGTAATGCGACTTCGGCCGGACCACGGTGAAGGTGAGCCCGAGCGCCACGGCCCCCGTCAAGGGCTGCCAGCCGCGGACCCGGTTCCGCTCCCGGATCGCGGTCCAGGCGACCGTGTCCCGCCAGGGGCGGACCTTCGCCGAGGACTCGACCATGCGGCCGCCTCCGACGTGCGTCTTACTGCCCTGTGGGCCCGGGTCACCGAGCACGGCCACGGTGAGCGCGGGCGTCGGGTACGTCAGCCCGAACGGCGCCGGGCCCTGCTCCCCCTCGGGCAGCCACTCGCGCGGCACCGGCGGGCACAGGCCCAGCTCGGGCCACACCAGGTGTTCACCCGAGGTGTCGTCGTTGCCCGGGGGGTTGTTCACGTCGAGGTCCGCGAAGAACCGCAGGCCGGGCAGATCCTCAGCCGCCTTCCCCGAGACCTCCATGAACGGCAACGCGTCCGTCAGGAACGCCCGCCGCGGCGTCCAGGCAGTCACCTTGACCCACACGGCCGGGCCGTCCACGTCACAGCATCCGAGCCGGGTGTTCGGCTCGACGTCGAGGACGGTGATGACCGTCTTCAGCGGCTTGTCAATCGGCACTGGTGACGCTCCCGTCCATCCATCCGTCAGGCAGGTCGGGCGCGAGGCGGACCTTCGTCAGGACGATCTCGTCGGCCGTCGCGGCACGGCAGTTGGCATCCGCCTCCAGGAACGTCCCGGGCAGCTCCTCGGCCTTCAGGCCGGTCTCGGTGACGAGCTGGTCCAGGAGCACGGTGACCGCGCGCCCCAGGTCCCAGCCGACGACGATGACCTGTGCGGTGCGCGCCTGGTGGTCGACGGTCTCGACCTGGACGGGGGTGGCGAACCGCTGCTCGGTGCGGGCCTCCAGGTAGCGCCGGCCGAACGCAGTGATCACCGGACGGCCGTCCTCGGTCACCGCGGCGTACCCGTACGCCGTGAGCCTCCTGAGCATGTCCTCCGGGTCCTCGACCGGCCCGCCCTCGGCGCGCTCCAGGACGCGCAGCAACAGCGCGACCGAGGCCCGGAGAGGCCGCTCGGTGGCGTGCCTCGTGATGCGGATCCGGGCGGCCCGCCACGCGTGCGTGCCCTCCGTCGTCTCCGCTGAGCACGGGCAGCCGGAGACGAGCTGCATGGTGTCGGTGTCCGTCAGGCCGGAGCACCGCATCGTGGACCGCGCGCCGTGCTCGCACAGCTTCTCCGAGCAGCACGAGCAGTTGGGGCATTCCTTGGACTTGGGCCGCTCGTACAGCGGACCAAAGGGCTGGGGGAATTCGTCGTCAGTCATCGCGGCACCTCGGGGCGGACAGGGGCGGCGATCGTGGCCTCAGCACGATCGACACCCGAGAGAGACAGAAAGGAGAGGGCGCGCTCGATCGCGCCCGCCAGGACGGCCGGGGCGACGACGCCGAGCCCGGCGCCGCCCACCCCGACGAGGACGCCCAACAGGGCCGCGGTCACCGGCTGCTGCCCGTCGCCACGGGAACCGGGATCATCGGCCAGTCCAGGCGCACGCCGGGGGCCTGGTGCTCCTTGCCGGGCGTCCGCGCGAAGTACTCGCGCAACCCCTCTTGCTGGCTTGCGGCCCACTTGATCTGTTCGGCGTGGAGCCGCGGGAGCGAGGTGTCGGCGAGGAACCGGTACCGGTGGGCGATCTTGTAGGTGACCGCGCAGGCGGCGACAGCATCGGCCTCGGCCGAGTGCGCACCGTACAGCGGCACCACGTAGTGCCGAGCGAGGTCGGTCAGCGTCCGCGAGCCACGACGGCGGCTGACCCGCTTGTCCAGGACGCGCGGGTCGAGGACGTACGGCGTGCACCGGTCGACAAGCGGGGTCAGGCTGTACCGGCGGAGTTCCCGGTCCAGCATGGTCAGGTCGAACGGCGCGTTCATCACGACCAGCGGCGACCCGGCGGCGACCGCCTCCGTCACGGAGGCGGCCACCTCCTCGACGACCTCGGCGGCCGGACGGCCGGCCGTACGGGCGTGCTCGGTCGTGATGCCGTGCACCGCCGTGGCCTCGGCCGGGATCTCGACGCCCGGGTCAGCGAGCCAGGTCCGCCGGACGGTCGGCCGACCGCCGCCCCGAAGGACGACGGCGGCCGACACGACCCGATCGGACTCCGGGTCCACCCCGGTTGTCTCGAAGTCGAGGCCGACGAATGGCAGGTTCAGCCAGCTCATCACGCACGACCCCGAGCACCACGGCGCCCGCCGCGCTGCTTCTTCGGCTTCGACCGGCGTCCCTTGGCCTTGACCGGCAGCCGGGCCGGGGAAACGTCCTGCGACCCCTCAGCGGCCTTCGCGGCACGCTCGGCCTCGGCGACCAGCGCGGCGGCCTCCGGGTCCGGGGCGTGGTCGAGCTGGGGGCGACGCTCGTCGGCCGCGTCGTCGACCGCCTCCAGGGCGCGCAGCTCGGCCGACGTCGGCACCACCTTGACCAGGCGCCGGATGCACGACTTCCGGGCCATGGCCCAGAAGTCCGTGTGCCAGAACGAATCCTCGCGGCCCGCGTCGACGGCCCGCTGATACGCCCGGCTGTACTTGTCGCGGATCTCCTCGGCGTCTTCGCGGGACAGGATGACCGGCTGAGACCGGTCCCCGCCGCGCAGCCAGGCGAAGGCGTACGCGAACTTCGGCTCGCCCCTCTTGGCCTTCGGCACGGACAGGTTCGGCCGGTGCGTGAGGTCGAGCGGGGCCGGGGCCGTCGGCTCGTAGACGAACTCCTCGCCCTCGTAGACGAACTCGACCCGGACCGAGGTGACGACACCCGAGTTGTGCATCGCCTTGACGAAGCCGCGGTACGTCGGGATGAACACCGCGAGGGCACCGTCCCGGGTCAGGACCGCCTCACGGCCATCGGGCACGAAGCCGAACGACGCGCAGGCGAGGACCGCGTCCAGGATGCTCGCCGGAGAGCACCCTTCCAGCGCCGGGAGCCGGTCACGGACGGCCGCCAGGAACGCCCCAGCCTCGACGTGCGAGGGCAGACGGCGGGCGATGTGGCCCTCGTACCGGGTCAGCCAGGTGTGCAGCGCCTCGACGGTCTCGGCGTTGCCGGGTGCGGTCGGGACGGTCCCGGCCGGCGCCTCGTCGGCGTCGGCCCCGGCCGGGCGGCCGGCCCCCGAGGGGGTACCGGCCGCCGCTGCCCGCACGCGGGCAAGCAGGTCAGTGCTCATGGATCAGATCTCCTTGTCCGGCACGGTCAGCACGCGCGCACGGCACTTCGTGTGGATCTCGGGCTTCTCGGCCTTGAGCCGGGCGGTGTCGATGACCTCGACGGTGGTCGTGTACTCGGCGACGAGGGCCGGGTGCTCCTTGCGGAACGTCTTCTCGATGAACTTGCCGGTGGGCGCCCACTTCCAGGCCACGCCCTTACCGGCCTTGACGATCGCGTCGTTGCCCGCGCGGTCGCGCATCTGGTTCTTGACCTCTTCGAGCTGTCGCTCCAGCTCCTTCGTCTGGTCCGACAGGGAGGCGTAACGGGCGCGCAGCGCCTTCGCCTCGTCGAGGGGGATCTCCTTGACCGCCTCGGGCTTGACGTCGTAGAGGGCGGCGAGGAGATCCTTCGTGCCCTTCAGTCCGTCGGCATTCGGCCGGACGCCCTCGACGATGTGGCGCTGCCACCACTCGCCGCAGATGCGGAACAGCTCGGCGATCAGCTCCTCGTTCCGCTCCTGCCGGAAGATCGTCAGCCGGTTACCGCCGAGGAGGGCTGCCACGTACGAGTGCGAGTAACCGCCAACGGCGGTGTACCAATGCGCCTGGATCGCCGGGGAGTCGGGCGCCTCCTCGGAGCCCTCCCACTTCCGCGCGACGTACTCGCTCTTGTTCTTCAGCTCCAGCGGGGCGACGACGAGCCCGTCCTCCAGGACGTGACGGTCGATGTTCGCCAGGGCCCAAGGGTGGTCGAGGTGGGCGAACGTCCCGGCCGGGACGGCGGTGACGAGACCGGTCTCCTCCTCGAAGCCCTCGGCGATCACGCCCTCCAGGCGCGTCCCCCACTTCATCCGGTCGTTCGACGGCTCCTCGTAACCGGCCTTCTCCTCCCACACGCGGAGCGGGCCGTGGTAGTCGTCGAGGCCGAGGATCCGGGCGACGTCGGAGCCGCCGATACCGGCACGGCGGACGGTCAGCCACTCCTCGCGGGAGGCGCCAACGGGAAGGATGAGGCGGGCGGTCGGCGCGTCCGGCCGACCGGCGGCCGAGGCGTCGACGGGCGCGGTCATCGTGGTCATGCGGCGATACCTCCGGCGGTCTCGTCGAGGGAGCGGATGGCGTCGGTCCAGGCGTCGTCAGCGGCGACCGACGCGACGGGCGCGGCCGGGGCCGGGCGCTTCCAGGCGTCGCCGTACGCGGCCTCATGGGCGGCGGCGATCCGCCGGGCGGCCTCGGGACCCGCGAGGACTTCGCCCCGCTCGATCTGAGCGAGCACGCGTTCGTGGTCCTGCATCGGTCTCATCGGGCACCGCCTTCCGGCTGGTCATGGGTGGTGAGGGCCTGACGGGTCTTCACGCCTGGTCTCCCTGCTGCTGGCTGCGGTCGGCCGGCGCCTGGAGGACGAGGAGACGGCGCACGACGGCGGCGTCCTTAGCTCGGGCCGGGTGGCGCTGGAGGCCGCACAGACGGCAGGCGCGGTGATCGTGCTTGGCCACTACTGCTCACCCCGCTCGGCGGCCTCGTCCTGACGGCGGGCCACGAAGTAGACGGGCAGGAGGTCGACGCAGACGGCGATGAGCAGGAGGACGACCGTGCGCGCGGTCTCCATTACCGGGCTCCCGTCAGGGCCGGGACGACCGCGCCGAGGGGACGGACGCCCTCGGTCTCGACGGGGGTCTCGTGCGTGGTCCAGATCGTGAAGTGCGCGCCGTGCCACACGGTGACAAGCTCGGTCAGGGCGAGCCGGTCGCCGACCGGGTTGGTCGTGGTCCGGGTCAGCGGGGTCCCGCCGAGGATGTGGGCGAGGCGGGCGACCGTGCGGCCGTCGTCCTCCGGGTTGGCGCCGTGGATGACGCCGGACGGGTCGATCGACCACGTGAGCCCGACGACCTCGGGGTGGGCCACCAACAGGGCCGCGAGGGTCTGGGCGGGCGATCCCTGGGGGTTACAGTGCTTGCTCAATGGGGACCTCGAATCTCGGTTTTGAGGTGCCTGGGTGATTCGGGGCTGTCGGGACCGTGCAGGGTCTCGGCGGCCCCGGTCGCCGTCAGACGACGGCGGCGACCGTCCGTACGGCCTGTGCGGGGATCCGGAGCGGGGTGCCGTCCGGGTTGGTCAGCAGGTCCTCGATCGGGCCTCCGTAGGCCGCCGCGAGGGCGACGACCGTTTCGAGGCTCGGGCTCCTGGTCCCGGCCAGCAGCCGGGACAGGGCGCCCTCGTCGAGGCCGGTCCGCCGGGCGATCTCCCGCTGTTCGGTGTCGCCAGCCGCCTTCGCCTTCTTGCGTAGGACGGCGGCGTTGAGGCGGTACCGGTGCAGCTTCGCGCCCCGTCCTCCGGGGCTCCGACTGCGCATGGACACGCGGTCACTCCTCCACTCGTGCGCTTGCTCGCGAGCTAGTCGCTCGCTTGCTCACGAGCAAACGTAGATGGTCGCTTGCTCGCAAGCAACCATCTTGAGTGGATCAGATGGTGTGTCTTTTTCGTAAAGGGAAGTGGACGAACCCCTGCCCGGACCAGCAGGAACCCTCTCCATATGGCCTGACCTGGCAGTTTGCTCGCGGGCAAGCGATAGCGCGTCGCTTGCGAGCGCGCTACCGTCGTTAGACATGCGGAGCATGGAAGAACGAAAAGAAGTGGCGAGGCGCTTCGGCGCGCTGGTCACACAGCTAGCCAGAGACAAGGGGATCGCGATTGAGTCCGGCGCCGGCGGCCGCAAGGAGCTTGCCCGGAAGCTGGACATCAACGTGTCCATGGTCAGCCGCGCCCTCGACGGCGACGTCCTCCCCCAGATCTGGCAGTTCGCCAAGTGGGCGAAAGTTCTGGACTACCCCCTGCGCAACCTTATGGTCGAGTCGGGAGTCATCGGAGCCGAGGACTGGCCCGAAGAGGGGGCTCCGGTTGTACCCTCGGGGCATGCGGCCCCCCACCAGGTGCTGACACCTGACGCTGCAGCCGACTCCTGGCAGATCACCAACCCGATCATCCGTCGCGGCCTGATCGCCAGCATCGAGAACGCGCTTGCCATGCAGGCGGAAGAGAACGCACGGAGCGGCGTCGACGGGGGTGCCGCAGCTAGGGGGTAACGGGGATGCCGGGCAGGACGACGATCGGCGCAGTCAGCGGACTCGCGGCAGGGATCACGCTGACCGTGGCGGGCGTCGACGAGATCTCGACAGACGACCTCCCCGGCCTACTGATGCTGATAGCCGTCAGGCTCTTCCCGGTCATCCTCGTCACCGTCATTTCCCTCGCCACGCTGCACCAATGGATCGCCGCGCACGAGGAGCGCACACGCCGAGAAATCGAGCACCTCGCTGAGTCCCGTCGGCTGCTTGGCGAGGAGTTCGCGCGGCGGGCGGCCGAGCTACGCGAACGCGAGGAGCTGCTGAATCGTCACTCCGAACTCAACCAGGGGCAATACCGCACGCTCGTCGACCAATTACGTGAGGCGAGAGCCGAGCGGGACGAGGCGGTCGCCGAACGCGACCAACTCCGGACCGACTTCGACGCCCTCGCGGCCGAGTACAACGGCATGATCCTCGGCGAGGTCGACGAGCGGGCCGCCCAGTTCACCCGTCCGCGCCGGCCGCGGCCGGGTGGCAGCCGTGACCGCCACCGGGAGCGCGGGACGCCCGATCCGCCCACCGTGTCGTGCATCGGACGCCAGACGCAGCCCGAGCCGGACCACGCACGACCAGCCGAAGGCTGACCGCCACTCGCCGAGAGACGACAGGGGCCCTATGGGGCCCCTTCGTCATGATCGGCACGTCCCGGCCGGGACGGTCACCGTGCGGCCGGAGAGGCGTCTCCAGGCACCAACCAAGATCGTTGGCGCTTCGAGCGAGCAAAGAGCGAGCAGACGACCTTGGGCCGGTCGAGCGACCCTCTCGGTGTGGCGAGGGATCCGGCTCCGCCGCAGGTGAGAAGGTTTCTGCCCGCTTAGCGCGTGGTGGGGCGGGTGGGACTCGAACCCACGGCCGACGGATTATGAGTCCCCGGGTGGCCAGGTATGCCCTGTGACGGATTCTGTCAGCGCGTGTCGACGCGGGTCGGATCGTGCTGGTCAGCAGCCTATCCGGACCCTCGTCCACCCGGCTCCGCTGTCGCATCCTGACGCATCCTGTCAGTCCGTTACGGATCCTCCGAGCGAGCAAAGAGCGAGCAGAAGGGCCCCGCCACCTGCAATGACGAGGCCCCTGACGACTGCTCGCTCCGACCCTACGGGAGCCGATCCTCGCCGTCATACAGCACCGAGAACGACCGCCGGGCGACGTGGCCGGCGTAGGCCATGAGGTGATCGGTCTCCTCCGCCGTGAGAGGGCGCGGGTCCCGGACACCTTCCGCCAGGCCCTCGGCCATCGCGCTCCCGAGGGCGAGGAGGGCCGCGCGCTGGCGCTCAGCAACCGTGGGGCCCAGACGGAGGAGCCGACGCAGACGGTGAACCATCGGCCCATCGTGGCAGACCTACTCCTCGGCCTGGACGACGTCCTCCCGGCTCCTGCGGGCGCGCGGGACGAGGGCCGCGGCCTTCTCCGCAATGTCCCGGTCGACCTCCTCCAGCAGCTCGGTATACGTGTCCGCGGTGAGCTGGCTCGTCGCGTGCCGCAACGTCTTCTGCACGGCGAAGATGTCCCCGCCGCCCGCGTGGACGAGGGTCCCGGCGACGTGCCGACAGTCCCGCAGGTTCACCGGGGGCAGGCCCGCCCGGTCCCGGATCCGGCGGAACTCATCGCTCACCTTCTCCGGGTGCAGCCACGTCCCGTCAGGCTCCGTGAACACCTTCCCCGTGTCCACCCAGTCCGCGACGTCCTCACCCTTCGCCCGCTCCTCGGCCGCGTACCGGTTCCACGAGGCGCGTTCGGCGAGCTGCCGCGCGCGGTGCTCCCGCAGCACGGCGACGCTCTCGTTGTCGAGGGCGATCGTCGCGACGGACTCCTCGGTCTTCAGGTCGTCCTCGAACACCTGCCAGTCGTCGACGACCAGCTCCCGCGTGGGCGTGATGAGCCCGGCGTCGAGGTCGACGTGAACCCAGTCCTGACCGACGCCCTCGCCCCGGCGCAGGCCGCGGAACATCAGCAGGTGAAAGAACGCATAGAGCCGCGACGCCTCGGCCTCGTCGAGGAACGCCCCAGCCTGCTCGGGCGTCCAGACCATGACCGGGCTCGGCTTCTCCCCGGTCTGCTCCCAGTAGGCGACGTGCGCGGCCGTCCAGAGCTTCGCCTTCGGCCGCTTCCCCGACTCCAGGTCGACCCACTCGGCCGGGTTGAACGTGATCAGCTGCTTCCGGATCGCCCCGTTGAGCGCGGCCCGGAGCGTCGCCCGGATCCGCTGCTTCGTCGCCGGACCGGTGATCTTCCGGTACGGAGGCATGGCGGCCAGCTTCTCGCGCTCCGCCGCCAGGCGCTCGGACTCCGCCCTCGACGGCCGGCCGTTCTTCCCCCACCGGCACCGCGCCTCCTGCTCCCGACGCTGCTGGTTCTCGGCGGCGATCACCTCGTTCGCCTCGTCGATCGCGTCGAAGAACTGCTGACAGTGTGTGATGTTCAACCGGTCCAGGCGCCGCCGCCCGAGCCCCGGCTTCAGGTGAACGCGAATGTGCGATTCGTAACCCTTGGTCGTCAGCCGCTTCGTCTTCTTCGCCACGACCCACGAGTCAAGCCACTCCCCGACGGTCATGGTGCCTACGAGCTCCACCCCGGCCGACAGCCGACGCTTCACCTCGGCCGCCTCCGGGATCGGCGCCCGCTCGCTGCTCACCTGCCCGAGGAGGTCACCGATCTGCGTCGCCCGCTGCTCCTCGTCGTCGCCCTCCTCGATCAGGTCGAGGATCGCCCGGACCTTGTCGAGGTCGTTCTGTGCGTCCTTGACCATGGCGTAGCCGACGCGCCGCCAGATGCGCCGCGTCCCGTCCGCCTTCGGCGGGATCTCCTGCTGTACCTGGTAGGTGCCGTGATTCTTCTTCGCGAGCAGGGGGCAGTCCTTACCGAGCCGCTTCCCGCCCTCCCCCCGGCACTCGCAGCGCTTCGTGATGCTCCCGGCCCGCCGTGCTGCGGCCATGCCTCCCCCTTACTCCCCGTCGACGTCCAGACCGGCCGAGGACGGCAGCACCAGGCCGCGCGCCCGGATCTCGGCGCGGACCTCGCGCAACTGCTCCGTCAGCTCCTCGGCGACCTCGCGGGCCGCCTGCGCCTCGGGGCCGTCCGGCTCCCCGTGCTTGGCCGTGTCCCAGATCCGGCGGTAGTGCCCGCGGATACGTTGCTCAAGGTTTCGGTGTTGGAGCAGCAGGGCGAGGGCGCTGTCATCGTCCCGGCTGGCGCCGTTGAACCAGTCGAGGGCGTCCAGCGGCGGCGCACTCTCACCGGGCAGGTACTCGACCGCCTCGGCGTGGCCGACGGGGAAGACGAGGACAGCCGGAGGGACGTCGAGCGCGGCCGCCAGGACCAGCACCTCGGCGAAGGTGACGTTCCCGCGGCGGCCGTTCTCCAGGTTGGCGATGACCGAGCGCGGCAGGGACGTGATGCCCAGCTCGGCGCACCGGTCGGCGAGGTTCTGCGCGCTCATGCCGCGGGCCCGCCGATGACGGCGCACCTCGCCCGCGATCGTGCGGCTCATCCCGGACGCCCAATCCGTTTGCTCCACAGCAGCACAACTTAGGGAAGATGTTGTGCTGTGACAACCCGTGTCGTATCGTGCGCAGCGGTGTCACATAATCTGGGATGACAGCTAGGGAGTTGCGCCGCCATGACACAATCCATGGACTCCACGAACCTCACGACGGCCGACTTGCTGACGCTGCCGCCGACCATCGATGTCGAGACCGGCGGGAAGGCGTTCGGCCTCGGCCGTACGACCTCCTACCGACTCGTCCGCCAGGGACAGTTCCCGTGCAAGGTGGTCCGGGCCGGAGGGGGCTGGCGGGTCGTGACTGCCGACCTGCGGCGTGTCCTGGACCTGGAGGGCGGCGAGCAGGCCGCGGCGAGCTGACGCGACCCCCTCGGCAAGTAGAGGCCCGGCGAGGACGATCCTCGCCGGGCCCTCGCGTGTCCGTCCCAAGTTGACGCGAGTACAGAGTACGCATACTCTGTACTCAGATCGAGCGAAACAGGAACCGCTCAACAGGACAAGGGAGTCAGGTCATGGCCGTGTGGGAGATCGTCATGAAGCGCCGCGGCATCCTCGCAATCCTGCCGGGCCGCGTCGTCGCGACCACTGACGACCGCGAGCACGCCTGCCAGATGGCCTGGGACCTGCGGCGTCCGCTGCGCGGGCGGCGCTTCGCTCCGCACTTCTACGTCCGCGCGGCGTAGCCAACTCCGCCGGGGCCCGGCGCCGCACCTGGACGACCCCCTCGGGGCTTCCGTGTTGCGGCGCTTTGGGGCACCGAGGGGGCGCGAAGGGGAGGTGTCCGGGCCTTCGATGAGCCGACCGACCTCCGGGCCCGTATACAGAGGCAGTGGGCCCGGCAATAAGACTGCCGGGCCCACGCCGTTTCGGACGCCACCGTCTCAGCTTGCGGAGCATGGAACGGCGGCGCCGGCCGCGCGCCCGCGGACGGGCGGCGGCGTCTTTCGGCCTGGGTCTCCTGTCCGAAACCCTGCGGTCGCCGCTCCCCGTGGGAGCGGCGAGCTCTACCCGCGCGTTGCCGATCTTGGCTGAAACGCGGCGAGCCTCATTTAACCCCCCATGCCGGGCGCTGACTAGATGTCTGGCCAAGGCGAATTACACACAGTGACGATCAGTCATGTCTAGGCCAATGCCTACCGCCGGTAAGGGGTGGCGTGTGCAGATCGAGCGTGGCCACCACAGGCAGGTGATCGGCTAGGGCCCGGGCGGCCGCCGTGTCCACCACCTCATAGGCGCACAGAGAGGGAGCCAGGACCGGAGCGACCAGCACGTAGTCCGATCGGTGGTCCCACAGTTCCTCAGGGGACCAGTAGCCGGCGGTCCGTTGCGCGGGAATCCCGAGCTGAACCGGTGGGTCCACGTAGCCAGCCGAGATCAGGGCCGCCATCGCTCGACGATCCGTGTCACCGTAAGTGCCGTTCTCCCGAATCTGACGGTGTCGAGAGTGCAGATGGGCGGGGAACTGGTCCCAGTCGGCGGGTTCCTGGTCCGTGAGGCCCACAGTGTTCAGGTCACCGACGAGCAGCGTCCTCTGACCGGGCGCGGCGTACTCGGTCAACCAGGCCGTCTCGTCCAGTCTGTCCTGACCGCTGAATGGATCAAGGTGGGTGTTAATTACCTGCAAGCTGAGGCCATCGACGGAGAGTTCGGCGCGAGATGCCGTGTGGTGAAAGTTGCCGCACGCCATGTCGGGGTCGAAGCCCTCGCACCGCACCCGCGGCCACCGGTACAGCGTGACCAGGTGGCAACCGTGGTGGGCTGACGGGGCGAACAGCGGCTGCATCTCGAGCGCATTCGCGGTGCCGAACACCTTGGCGAGGCGGCGACGGTCCCAGTGCTTCGCTTCCTGGATACACAGCACATCCAGATCCAGGCTGGCCAGGAGGTCCATCTGGGCCCCCCACCGGTCGCCTCCGCCGCCGTTGAGCAAGTTGTACGTACCCACCCGGACGGTCCCCACCTCCAAGGCCGCCGCCGAGGGAGTTGAGTCGTGCGCGACGAGATCGACGGCCTCCCGCTCGTTGGGAGACAGCGGACTGCGTGACGGTTGACTAGTCAAAGCACCTTCCCGTGATCGATTGTTGATGATCGGACGTGCGGTCATCTGATGACCTCCGGTTGGCCTGCGGCCCGGCCAGGGATGGCTGAGCGGAAGTCAGCGCGCGCCTTGTCCTCCAGGCGGCGTATGCACGAGTTGCAGACGTGGAGCGGAGCCGCCTGGCCCTCCCGTTCCACCGCGCCGAGCCGCAGCGTGGGGACGTCGAGCCGCTGACACCACAGCCAGCATGAGGAGCGGGCCCAGCGCAGCCGCCCGGGGTCCGGCCTGTCTCCGCCCCTTATCAGCCACGCCAGGAGCTTTCTCTCCAGGTAGCGAATGCACTGCTGGCACGCGTACAGCGGGGCGTGCCCGCCCTCCCACTGGACCGGGCCGAGCCACAGGACTACGACGTCGCTGCGCTCGCACCACAGCCAGCAGGTTCCGTTGGTCCATTGCCGTTGCACGGGTGCGGCACCCCTTCCACGACGGCACACAGCGGCACTTGGCGGGGTCTGCTCTTACTGGACAGCCACCAGTAGCCCGACGACGCCCACGACGAGGAGCACGACGTACCCAACGGTTGCCCAGGCGAGCAGCGGCTGACGACGCCGGATGACCCGCCACGCTTCCAGCCCGGTCCTGCCGTCCGCCCGCACGCGCACGCCGAGCGCGCTCACTGTGATCGACGTGTGCTGCACGGGCCGCGCGCCCTCGCCGCCGGTCTCCTGTACGGGCATGGTGGGTGACCTCTCGTAGCTCTGGTTGGTTGGCCCGCCCCGGCGGCGGGAAGAGCACCGCGGCCGGGGACGGGGGCTTAGGGCCCGCCCGCTCCCTGGTGTGTGTGAGCAGCGGGGAACGGGCGGGCGTCTGGCTCCGGCCGCCCGTCGGGGGAGGCGGACGGCCGGAGGATCAGCCCCGTCGGTGCGCCGTCCCCAGGCACGCACCGACGGGAGTCGTGTCGTCCTCGGCATGAGGCCGGGGACGGCGGTACAGAGCCAGCAGGGCGCGAGCGGACACCGCGAGGTCGTAGGTGTAGGCGACCGCCCCCCGGGCCTCCTGAGCGCCTTCCAGCGTCTCGGCCGCCCGGGTCAGGCAGTGCTCGGACTGCCGGCGCCGGTACGGGTCCATGAACGGGACCAGGTCGCGCACCAACGGGACCAGACCGCGGACGTGCTCCGCCAAGGGCTCGCGCAGCTCCTCGGCCCGCTCGGCGGTTGCGGCGTTGAGCCCGGCGAGGTACGCGCGGCGCACGGCCCCGGCCGCGACCGCCCGCTCCTCGGTCGGCGTCACGGCGTCTCCTCCTGCTCCGCCATGATCAGACGGCCGTGCGCGACGAGCTGTGACACGGCGGCCACCTTGCCCAGCGCACCGGGCTTCGTCAGGGGGACCGACCAGTACGAGCCCCAACGGCCGCGATTCCCAACCAAGTCCGGGCGCGGCACGCCGAGCACCTGGTCGCGGATGTAGTCGAGCCCGTCGACCGTCAGGGTGGGCTCGACGAGGACGTAGAACCACTGGCCATTGGCCCCCCGGAACACGGGCGCGCCGTGCAGCGCCGCCGCGAGGTAGTCGTCCACGTCGGCCGGGACCCGGCGGCCGGCCGCGGCGAGAACGAGCGGACGGGGCAGCCGGATCGCATCGAATTCCTTACACCACTGGAGCAGGGCGACGCCCTCGGTGCGCCACTCCTCCTCGGCCTGCTCCTTGCCCCACGCCGCGAAGGTCAGCAGCCACTCGGCGACGGCCTCCTCGTCTGGGGTCATGACGGGCGGGGAGATCACCGCCCCGCTCCGGTCTGGACGGTGGTGAAGCAGTCGGCGAGTGCGTGGCGGATCTCTTCGCCATGGATCAGGCCCCGCGGCTCGGTGGTGCCCTCGATCCACGGCGGGGTGTCCCACCGCACGCCCCGGCTCGGCGGGAGGGCGATCCACCCGTCCTCGCCGGTGCAGACCATGACGGCCGGGTCAACCGCGGCGTAACGCCCCGTCGACGGCATGACGAGGAGGGCGTACGTGTCGGGGCTGGCGATCAGGCAGGTGACCGGCTTCTCGCGGTCGAGGAGGACCATGGCCGCCATGCCGATCTGACGCGGAACGAGGACAGCGTCGAACCGCTCGGTCCAGGCGATGAGCCCGGCACCCGGCGAGGACTCCAGCGCCTCCGACACGGACGTCTCGTCCAGGCGGCCGGCGCCCAGCACCGGATGCGCGCCAGGGATGGCGCAGTTGGTGGACCGGCCGCACGTGCAGCCCTGCTTGGGCCGGTACCGGTGGCCCAATGCGAGGGGCCACTCCAACGCGAGGTACGCCCTCGCCGCGGCGGCCGAATCTCGGGTGTTGACCGGCTCCATTGCCGATACCCCCAGGTGATCACGTCGGTACGAACAGTGACCTACCTAGGTTTGCGCGCGGGGAGGCGGCCGACCCTGAGAAATTCTCAGGGGCACTCCGGTCACCGGCGCGCCCCCGTTGTGCGCCCCCTCGTCAGCTGACGAGTTCCATGTTCCGAATGAGCCCGGACAGGGTCGACGCCTGCGACGGCACGCCGACCCGAGCCAGGTCCGACACCAACGCCCTCGACATGGGGTCGGCGTAGACGTAGTACGGCGCCTGCCCGGCCGCCTCGCGCAGCTTCACCACGGCCGAGGCGCTGCGCCCCATGCGGTGCAGAGCACGAGCCTCGTCGATCGCGAAATGCGTCTTGCGTTCCTTGCTCGGGATGTTGCTGACGTCCGCGTTCGGGACTCGCTTCAGCCCCGTATCGGGCTGGTCGACCTCGACCCCAGCCTCGGCGGCGTGGACGGCGACCACGCCCCTCCCGAACACCGTCTGTGCGTCCAGGTCGTACCAGGTCGGGCCGAGCCGGTCGGCATCCTCCAACGCGGCGTCAATGCGGGCCCACGCATCGGTGGCACGACCCCCGCGGGCGTACCCGATCGACGCCCGCAGGTGCAGCGCACCCCGCAGGGACACGGCCCGCTCGTCGGCGCCCCGGGCGCTCGCGTACGGCTCCAGGTCCCTCAGCGCGGCATCGGCGACAGCGACGGCCTCCCGCAGGGTGGCTTGGTGCAGCAGGGCACCGCACCGGTCCCACGCAACAGCCGCCTTCGTGACCGGGTCGCCGAGCTGCGTCGCCGCGCCGGCCGCGACCTCCGCCGACAACCACGCCAAATCGGGGTAACCCAATTGGTTGAGGCACATGCGCGCGGTGCGGGCGGCGTCCGCCAGGAGCCGGAACGCGCCCTCGCGGGCGAGGCCGTCGGCGACGAGGAGCGCGGTGTTCAAGTCCTCGACGAGCGGCGGGAGGAGGGTGGCGACCTTCGGCAGGTTCGCCGCCTGGCGCGCACTGTTGGCCTCGGCGGAGCGCCGGCGCAGCGTCACCAGGTCGACCGGCGCGCCCGTCGGGACGAGGCCCGGGTGACCGGACAGGATGAGCCCGGACCGGCGCAGACCGGTACGCAGGGCCGGGATGTGAGCGTGCGCCAGGGAACCGCCGTTGCGCTTGAGGCGGTAGGGCTGGCCGAGGAGCCAGACCACGTCAACATCACAGCGTTCAGCAATCGCGGTTATGACGCTGAATCGGTCGAGTGGTAGACGCCCGTTCTCGACGCCAGCGACCCAATCGCTCGACTTCGTGAGGAAATCCGCTAGCTCAACTTGGGTCAAACCGGCGGCATTGCGGGCGATGCGGACGCGGGTACCGATGTGCTCGTCACTGCTGAGGGGCATACTGGTGCTCCGTTCTGACCTAGACACTCAGAACGCTACTCCGAACAGCGCCCCCGCCGCGCCCCCGAGCTGCGGTGGGGGCGTTGTTCTGCCCACCCTACGCGCGGTGTCAGACGCCTCTCGTACGGTGACGGTTATGCCCTCCCGAGCGTGGTCTCCCGGCCCGGTGCGTCCTGATCGGGCCCGCGTCAACGAAGCGATCCGACAGCTCATGGACGAGCCCGCCAGCCCCGCACGCACCGCGCGGTGGCATCGCCTCCTCGTCGAGTGGGCCGCCGCCGACCCCGAGAGCGTCGAGGGCGCGTCGCATGAAATGACCAGCGCCCGCCTGGGAGTCGAGTCGCCGGGCGGGCGTCGGTGTCGAGTAGCAGCAGCTGCTATCTGACGTCGGGGACCGTAGCCGGGGGGTGCGTTACTCCCGCGCGGAGGGGGCGCCCGTACACCAGCGGCCAGGGCTGCACGCTCGGCGGGTGCCTCATCACCCCGGCGAACGTCAGCGGACGCGCCTCGGCCAGCGCGTCACGGATCCCCGCACAGGCCCGGCATGACGGCCGTTCACGTCCTCGCGTGCACACCGGGTGCCCGGCCTGGATCTCGTGCCCCTCGATGGCGTGCCCACACCACGGACACCCGGCCGTCTCGCTCTGGTCGGTCACGACTCTCCTCGGGCATGTTGAGGCCCCGCCATCGGGGGGGAAGACGGCGGGGCCACGGGCGGGCCTGCTGACGGGGAGGGCAGCGGACCCGCCCCTAGTGTGCACACGACCTCGTGATCTGAATGAACGGTACGCAGATGTTCGAGGATCGCGTCCTCGATCCGGCGCCGCTGCTCCTCAGCGCGGGCGTCCGCGCGGGCCGTGATCGACCGGGTGACGTCCTCCGGTGTCCCGGCCTTGATCACGAACGGCTGGGCCGCGTCCTCCAAGTCGTTGAGGAGCAGATCCTCCATGTGCGCCCACCCGCACCGGTGCGCGCAGGGGAAGGCGAGGAACCGCCACCACCAGCGGTGACCGGGCGGATAGACGTGCTCAGGCTCGGGGATGATGCCCGGCTCCGGGGGCGGAGCCGCGGCGGCCGCACGGCGCGCGGCCTGGACCTCCTCCCATATCTGCCAGGGGTCCGGCTTCGGCAGCGCGGCGAGGATGGCGTCAATGTCGTGGTCAGCAGCGGTCACGGGTGTCCTCCGTCTCGTGCGCCCGACAGGATCCCACAGCAGGACCCCACCCTCCGGACACAGAGAGGGTGGGGTCCTGGTCTACGGCGCCGCCGGCGGATCACCGGGCAGCGCGTCAGGAGGTGGCTCGTCGCCCGGTGGCGGGCCGTTCGGCTCCGGGTCCGGGCACATGCGGGCGAGCCGCTGGTTCGCCAGGTCGACGGCGTCCCGCAGGCTGCTCCCGCTGTTCGGGCGCACCTCGTGACGGACGTGGTCGAGTCCGTCCTCCAGCGACGCGAGGCGCATCATCACGCCCGGCCGGGCAGGGACACCCGGCCGGCCGTCCTCCCCGTACCAGTCGTCGAGGAACTGCCCCGTACGGCCGACCACCCGGTGCACCGACCGGCCCGCTCGCCACACGACCGTGCCGACGGTGCCGAGGACGGAGATGACTCCGCCCCACACGAGCGCGGCGTCGAGGGCCGGGATACCGGTGGTCACGTCCATGCGCTCACCCGGCCCCGGGGCGCGGGGTGTGCTTGGCCTTCCACCCGGCGACGAACGTCACCAGGGCGGGGACGAGGGACAGGACGAGGGCGCTGACGCTGTCGGGCATCCCGTCGACGATGTGGGAGTCCTCGACCGCGCCGAGGACCCCGAGGACCCCGGACGACGCCAGGTAAGCCCCGGCCGTCGACCACTTCACCTTGCTCTCTACCACGTGCCTTGCTGCCATGGCTCAACTCTCCTTCCATACGAGCGCCTTGAGGACGGCGCTGGCGACCTCGACGTCCTCGGTCGACTGGTTCAGCAGCCGGAGCCGCATCGAGCGGCCGGCGCCCAGCCGGTTCACCAGGGCGACGGTGCCGTACGTGCCGCCCGGGGTGCTGATCACCTCCGTGATCGGGTGGTTCGTCTTGAGCGTGGTGCCCTCGTATTCGGCTTGCCGGACCTGGACGACGTCACCCTCCGGCAGGCCCTCGAACCGAAGGCTGAGGGTGCCGGTGAAGCGGGCCGCGCCCTGGACGAACACCGCGCTGTTCGCGGCGTGGTCACCCGGCTCGTCGGTCCACTCCTGCGTGAACTCGACGTCGCCCCACGTCCCGGGGGCGAGACGGTAGGAGTGGACGAGCCCCAAGTTCACGTACGCGGGCGTCATGGTGGGGGGTGCCTCCTCGGCGGTGGGCGGGCTCCATGACGCCTGGTGCGCCAGGCGCTCGCGGACGTCGGCGCGCAGCTGCGCCATGGTGAACGTGAAGCGACCGCGCCGTCCGTAGCCCTCGACGGGCCCGGCCGGGTCGATCTTGCCCTCGACCGAGGTCTCCAGGTGCCCGGCGACGCTGCCCTCGGTCCAGCCGTGGTGACGGCAGATCGCGGCGTTGTACCGGACCCATGTGTCGTACTGCTCGCGGGTGTACGTGTCCCGGCCGGTGCCGACGTTTTCGACCTCGATCCCATAGAGGCCGTCATTGCCGTCGACGGTGCCGCTCGCCTTGCTCGGCTTGGGGATCGGCTTCTCGGCGACGATCGCGTCCCACGAGTTCCGCGCCGCGAGCCCGGCATGGTTCGCGCGGCCGTCGGCGACGAGGACCAGGACGCCCGTCTTGGGCAGGTAGGCGTGAGCGAGCGGCGCGGGAACGGCTGCGCTCTGCCCCTGGTAGGCGATGGACTGGAGGGAGTCGGACCCGGCTGTGTGGTGGTTCAGGGAGCCGTGGACCGGCCCGAAGATCTTCCCCGTCGCCTGGTCGCGGCCGCGGCTGGTCCACCCCGACAGCTCGGTGAACCGCACGCCTTCGGTCTTGAGCGCCGCCCGCCACTCGGCCGGGGTCATCGGGTCGGACACCTAGACCACCTCCGGCCAGTGCCACGTGCCGCCGAGCTTCGTCGTCTCGTCGTGACAGGCGTCGTCGTGGAAGGTGCCGCGTGGGTTGAGCACGGCGAGGGCGACCCACTCCGCGCCCTCGACCCCGGTGACAACCTCGGGGTCGGGGTGCGGGTTGGTCTCGTCGTAGACGTCGGTGATGATCGCGGCCCGGCACCGCGGCGGGTGCGCCTGGCTGCCGTCCTCGCGGACGGGCGTGCCGTGGCTGCGGTAATGGACGATCCGGCCGACAGACGGCCGGGGCGGTGCGGAGGGCGCGCCGCGAGGGGACATGGGCTCTGCTCCCGAGGAGGGGGTCTGCCCGGCCCAGAACCAGCGGCGTCGTGCCTGGAGTGTAGCTTTACGCCCCCTCCGCCGGGCCCTCGTAGCGGGACAGGGCCCGCGCGGTCGCCTCGGGGATACCGGCCGCCTTCAGGTCGGCGTACTGCGTGCGCATCGACTCCTCCTCGGCGGCCATCAGCTCGGCGATACGGGCCTCGCGGGCTTCGAGCATCGCCCCGCGCAGCTGCTCGTACTCCTCTTGCGTCACCAGCTTCGCGCCCTCGGGGATCACCGGGTCCGTGCCGGTCACGGTGATCTGGGAGAGGGTGCCGTCCGCGAGGTGGAGGTAGCTCGTGACCGGCTCCGGCGGCGCCGGCGGGTCCTCGCCATCACCGCCCGGCCAGGGCCACGGCCAACCGAGCAGACCAGGGGAACCAGTGGACATGGCAGCGCTCCTCACAGGCTGATGATCATGGTCCGCAGGATGAAGTTGATTTGGTAGTAGTAGGCGCCGCCCGCACCGCGGCCACCGGTCGCGTTCAGCGTCACCGGCATCGTCGCCCCGGGCGGGAGGAGGGACGACTCCGAGATGAACTTCGTGCTCTGCGCATGCACTCCGACGATCGTCGAGGTGCCGGTGTTGCGCATGTAGAACATCTCATCGGAGCCCTGCCCGGTGCCCGCGGCGGCCCCGGCCGGAAGCGCCACGTAGACGTCGACCTCTCGCTCCGTCAGAACCATCGCCTGACGACAGGGATCCGGGTTGGTCACGTTGACCGTGAAGGAGTCGAGCACGGTGTTCTGTGCGGCTGGGACGGCGATGTCGTTGTAGTCCCGGTTGTCGAAGTAGCTGATGAACGAGAGGTTCCCCCGCGGCTCGGACCGCAGCCTCCCTTGGGTGTCGCAGTAGACCCCGCCCGCGTAGGTGTCGACGGCGCACCCGTACGGCCACGCCTGCGTGTTCGCCGCGACCGGCGCGGAGGCCGAGCCGTTGCCGGTCAGGCCGCAGCCGGTGAGCACCTGGCCCCCGGCCGTCGGCACCATGAGACCGCCGTCCGGGCCGACCGTGATGTTGTTACCGGCCTGGCTGGAGAGGTGGCCGGAGATCTGTCCGGTCGCCGCATCGAAGGTGATCCCGGGCCCGGCCGACAGGCACGCGCGGACGTCCTCGCACGGGACCTCCGCCGAGATCACATAGGGGTTCGCCGGGGAGCCGCTGCCGCTCACCGACACGTTCGTACCGGGCTCTACCTTGCAGTCGCATTGACCGCCCGCGCAGCCGCATCGCGCCACTGAGTCACCGTCCTCGCGGACTTGCAACGACCCGGCCCATAACCAGCGGCGTGCGTCGTCGAGTCTATCGACGCCCCGCCCGTCCGGGTGCGGACGACCGCGCGGACGGACGGCGGACGCCGAGGGCGGACGGCGCTCCTGGCCTGCGGGGACGCACCGTCCGCCAGGGGCGGACGACAGGGCGGACGGCCCTCCGCCCGAGGGGTCAGGCAAAGAGCCAGACGACGACGAGCCCGGACGATCCAACGGTCCCGTTGACGCTGTCACCGTCGCGGGCGAGGGCGCCGGCCGCGCCTGCGCCGTAGCCGCGGGTGGCGCCGCCCGCCCCGCTGGAGGCGCGCTGCCAGCCGCCGTGACCGAGGTGGGAGTCACCGCCCTCGCCGCTCTGCCCATCGCTGCCGTTGATCCGCAGTGCGCCGCCACCAGGGCCGCCACCCTGTGCCCAGTCACCCACCCCCGCGAGGGGCCCCGAGGTGCCGGACAGGCACATCGGCGTCGCCCCCGAGGGCATGACGGCGTTGCCCGGGTTGCCGCCCAGCGCCGTGCACAGACCACCGAAGGACGAGCCACCACCGGCACCGCCGTCGACCGTCGGCGTCCCGGCGTCGCCGCCCGCACCGACGACGATCGACTCCGTGGCGCCCAACGTCGAGGCTTCGACCAACCGCTCCGCGTACCCGCCGCCCGAACCGCCCGGCTGCGCCACGAGCGAATTGGCGCTCGCGCGGGCGCCGGCCGCGCCTCCCCCGCCCGCCTGGACCTGGACGAAGATGCGCGAGAGCCAGGGGTAGTCACCCTTCTCGAACGTGAAGCTCCCCGGGGTCTTGAAGTACAGGATGTCCCGCAGGCCCATGGACCCCGGAACCATCGTGAGTCGGCCGTCCGGACCGACGTCGAAGTAGTCGTCATCTACGCACACTGCGGCCACGGGAGCACTCCAGACACAGGAGGATCGGCCCGGCCCACAACCAGCGGCGCGAGCAGCAGGTTAACCGTCCTCGCCGCCTGCCACGGGGGCCACCATCACGTGGACGCGCACCCCCGGCCCGGCCGACTCAGCGACCCCCGACCCTCGACGCGCCCGGGTCCGCCACACGCGGACGGTCGCGTACCAGCCGGTGACCTCCTCCAGCACCGCCCACACGGTGCGTTCGTCGTCCCCGGGATCGGGGTCGACGGCGACCGCGGTGACGGCCGGGACGCGGCCGTACAGGGCCGGGAAGTCGAGCCGGGCACGCCCGTCCTCCCCGGACGTCAGAACGGCCGCCAGGGGCGCGCCAGGCGCCGCCACGGGCGCGGCCGGGGCCGACGTGTCCTCGCCCAACGCCGGGGCACTGGGGGACCGTTTGCGGCCGCCGATCCTCGCGCGCTGGTCGAGGTGGACCAGTACCCCCGCCAGAGGGTTCCCCGGCACCCGCCGGGCCGGGCTCCCACGCATGGCCATCAGACCGCCGCCTCCGCTCCGCTTGCCGCTACCTGGACTTGCACGCTCTCCGCGCCGGGGCTGCTGTCGTCGCCGCCGGTCTCAGCGACTTTGAGACCGGTGATCTTCAGCCGCTGCGACACGGTCCGGCAGGTGCCGGCCGAGGTGACGTCAAGGCACCAGCCGGGTACCAGCGCGGGGACGTTGATCGCGGCGAGGGGACTGATGGTGACCTGCTGGGTGTCCACGTACACCGGCACCACGCCGCTCACCCGCTGCCGCGCCTTCGCGGCCTCCGTCGCCGAGGCGTTGTCGGTGATCTCGCTCATTTCGACGTACCGCTCATGCAGCCCGTAGTAGGGATCGACGCCCCCGAACGACCCGATGGCGCCGCTGTTCTCGGATCCGGCGACAACCCACCGGGTGACGAGGGCCGCGCCGTCCTCGGCAACCTGGAGGCCGTCGGGGAGGTCGGCGTCGGAGAGGCGGCCGACGCTCGCCATGTGCGTTTCCGGCAGGAGCAGGATTTTCGAGCCGATGGCCGTGAAGTCGATCCCGGCTTCGGCGAGCTGGCGGAGGTGGTCCCCGGTCTGGCCGATGCCGATCGAGTACGTCCGCGACCCGGTGACCCCGGCTTTGTCGATGATCTGGACCGTGTGCCCGGGGTCGTCGGGGGCGTAGCCGTCCTCGATCAGCCATGACGCGACCTCGGAGAGGTCGACGCTCGTGAACGTCCGGGCTTCGTGGGGGACGCGGTTGTCGAGCCAGGCCAGGACATCCGAGGCGGACAGCTCCACCTCACCGAGGGACCACGAGATCCCGGTGATCGGGCCGTCCCACACGTACTGACCATCACGGAAGATCACCAGCCGGTTCCGCCACGTCCCAACACGGCCGAGCCGGTTGCAGCAGTCGCCATCGGGCTGGATCAACGCCCGCGCCGTCGAGACCCCGTCCAGGACCCTGGACCACTCCACCTCGGTCAGCACCTCGGCGACCGCGACCGTCGCGCCGTTCCTGTCGAGCACCGCGGCGGTATGGGTACCGCACCCCGCGACCGCCATCTAGAGCCCCCTGCCTGAGACGTTGACCGTGACCACGGCGTCGAGCGCCGGCGGGCTCTGAAGATCCGTAGAAATGCAGACGCAGTACGAGGCGCATTCGAGGAGGTTGTACGTCGGGGGCATCCCGTCCTTCCCGTAGACGTCCGGGGACGACTCGCACACCCCGCCGCACTCCACCGTGGCGCGCCCGGTCTGCCCGTCGATCGTGACCGCGCCCCCGGCCGGGACGTACGTGACGTGCCAGAACGAGTGAGGCGCGCACCGGTCGAGGTCGGCGGTCTCCTCGCACGTCAGCGTGGGGTCGTTCTGCTCATAGATCTCGATCGTCACGTTCCGCAGGTCGGAGGAGCCCGACCGGACCGTGATGACCGGCACGTCCGACGACCAGTTCGGCCGGCCGGTCAGGTCCATCTCGTAACAGGCCCGCTCCGACGCCAGCGGCAGGCAGTAGCAGGTGTTGAGCGGCTGGCCTGGCAGCGGAGGCAGGTCGGTCGCGCACCGGGTGTCCGCGCACGCCGCCGTGGGATCCGGGCAGTCGGCGAACCGGCAGCCGCCAGGACACCCGGCGTTCCCGGCCGGGTGGACGCACCACTCGACACAGGAGTTGTCGAGGTCCATGGGCGGGGTGACCTCGATCACCGGCGTCGGGTCCGTCCACAGCCACGGCACGGCCGCGGTCATCACCCACTCGACGGTGAGAATGTCCGCGCCGCTCTGGCACCGGCCGGTGCCGCACCCATCGCCCGCCCGCGCGATGACCCGAGGGCCCTCGACGAGGGCGACCCGGCGCAGCGTGCGCCGGTGGTTCGCCTGGAACTCAGCCGCGGTCATCTCCTCGCCGGGGCAGCAGTTGAACACCTGGAGACAGTCCCCGTCGCACTCCCCCGAAGTGCAGCCCTGGAGCACCTGCCCGAGCCAGTGGCGCCCGTAGTCCACCCCGCAACAGGTCGAGCCGAGGACCAGGGCCGTGACCGTGATCGTGCGCGGCAGCGCCCGGGAAGGGCCGAGCGCCCCGCCGCCGGCGATCCCTCCGGTCACGGACCGCTGGACCGGGTAGTCGTCCAGGCCCGCGACGTCGAGGACCATGATCCCCGCGAACTCCGTGCTCTGCGGGACGTCGGCGTCGTACCAGGGCGCGGGGCTGTCCTCGTCGTCCGGCGTGGTGTACGGCAGTTCCTCCAGCATCTCGGCGCCGAACGTCGGGCAGCCGCACCCGCTGAAGTCGGTGAGCGGGGAGCCCACCGTCTGTAGGTAGGTGGTCAGGCGGGAGTGGTTCGCCACCTCCACGCCGCCGAAGTTCATGTACCACTCGGCCGCCATCAGCCACCCACTCCCGCCGCGAGTACGAGCCGGTTGATCACGCGCTGAGCTGTGACGTGCCCGTCGCCGACCTCCCGGATATGAAAGTTGTTGATCATCGTGGTTCCGGTGCCGGCCGCCGCGCGGCCCCGGCCGGTGCCGTCGGCTCCGCCCTGGCGGGCGCGCTGCGCCTTCGTCAGCGGGATCACGACCCCGCCGTCTGGCAGGCTGGAGCCGAGCCCGGTCAGCTGTGCGCGGACACCGTCGGCGAGGGCGCGGGCCGCCGTGGCGCTTTCGTCCTGGAGCGCGCCGAGCCGGTTGAGCAGACCGAGGTGAAGCCCGAGGCCGGTCATGTCGCCGATGCGCATGAACACCCGGCTCGGGGACTTGATGCGCAGCGCCTTACGGATAGCCGACTGCATTCCCTTGGCGATGGTGAGCATGAGCTTTTCGATCGCCTTGCGCTGGCCCTGGAGACCGGCGAGGAAGCCTTTCCCGGCGTTCTTCCCGGCATCGAACAAGATGTCGGCGCTGGACTTGCCTAGGGTCCCGGACGCCTTCGCGAGCTGCCCCTGAAGCGAGTTGATCCTCTTGAGGGAGTCCTTCGTCGACGACGCGAGGACCGACGCGATCTCGGCGCCCTGCTCCGGACCGAGCCCGATGATCTGCTGTAGCAGGTCCTTACGGAGCCCCTTGCGGGCGAGGGTGTTGATCTGCGCCGTGAACGACTTCACCCGCTTCACGGCGTCCTGGAGCCCGGCCGCGATCCCCTTCCTCGTGACCGCCTCGTCCCCCTGCGTGAGGCTCTGAAGGCTGAACGCTGCGAGCGCCGCCTTCGTGGTGTCCGTGGCGAACTTCTGGGCGTCCGCGATCCGCTGCGCGAGCTTGTCCCGCTGCGCCGCGAGCTTGGTCAGCCTCTTGTTCCCCGAGTCGACCAGGGCCACGAGGCGATCGTCTAGCCGGGTCTTCCGGCCCTGGAATGCCTTGATGATGTCTCGCGCGAGCTTGTCCGTCGTTGCCTTGATCTTGGAGGCAGTGCCGGTGAGGCCCTGGATGAAACCGCGCCCGGTGTCCCGGCCGATCGCTGCGAACACCTTGGAAGGGCTGTTGATGCCCAGCGCGCTCTTAGCCGCGGAGATCGCCCCGCTCACCACACTTCGCGCTTTCGAGGCGATGGAGCCCGCCATGGACGAGACGCCGCTGATCATGCCGCGGATCAGGTCCCGACCGACACCCACCAGCGCCGACCCGGCCCCGGACAGGGCCCCCCTCACCCGGCCGGGCAGGCCGTTGAAGTAGGACACGATGCTGGCGCCTGCCGACCGGGCCGCGCCGAGCGCGGCCGATCCGGCACTGCGGAAGACACCGGCGACACGCGAGCCGAGCGAGGACACCGCGCTGCGGACACGGCCGGGCAGCCCGCCGAAGAAGGACACGATGGAGGAGCCTGCCGACCGGGCCGCGCCCAAGGCAGAGTTACCCGCACTGCGGAGGACACCGGCCAAGCGGGAGCCGAGCGAGGACAGCGCCCCGAGGGCCTTGCCAGGCAGGCCAGCCAGAACGGCGACAGTCGCACCCACGAAGGACGACGCCGCCGCCTTCCCCTGCCCGAACGCCTCACCCAGCTTGCTCAGGATGAGCTGGCCCAGCCCGGCCAGCGCTCCGAGGGCCTTGGCAGGCAGGCCAGCCAGAAGGGCAACCGTCGCGTCCACGAAGGACGACGCCGCCGCCTTCCCCTGCGTGAACGCCTCACCCAACTTCGTCAGCAGGAACTGGCCCAGCCCAGCCAGCGCTCCGAAAGCCTTGGCAGGCAGGCCAGCCAGAAGGGCAACCGTCGCATCCACAAAGGACGACGCCGCCGCCTTCCCCTGCCCGAACGCCTCACCCAACTTCGTCAGCAGGAACTGGCCCAGGGCGGTAAGGGCCTCGCCGACCTTCCCGGGAAGGCTCTGGAACCAGCCGATCACCGAGTCGACCATGCTGGATACGACTTGGCCGACTTGTTCCGGCAGCCGCTGGAACCAACCGACGATGCCGTTGATCAAGTCCGGGATAATGCTGTGGCCGACGAGGACGTCGTACAGCTTCCGGAAGAAGCCGATGACGTCGTCGACGAAGTCGCCGATCTTGCCGAGGACTTTCTCGGTGATGCGGGCCAGCCCGGTCAGGCCGCTGATGATCTTCTTGAGCAGCGGAACGACGATCTTGCTGGTGGCGAACTTCAGGAGCGCGGCGGTGAGCTTGAGCAGCGGCGGGAGGATGGGCTTGAGCTTGACGGCGAGGTCCGCGAAGGTCTTCGCCATGTCGGCCGACAGCCGTACGAGCTTGGGCAGTTCGGGAAGGAGCGGCTTGATCGCCTCTTTGGCCAGGTCGATCAGCTGCGGGATCAGCGGCGAGACCGCGTCCACCAGCTTCTCCAGGGCTGGCGTCATGTCCTTGATCGCTTTCGGCAGCAGCTTCGCCAGGGGCGGCAGGATCTCCCGGATCGCGTCACCGAGGCCCTGCCCCAGAGCTGCCGCAAGAGGCTCCAGGGCCTTGGCGACCCCCTTGAAGGCTTCGCCGAGTTCCGGCAAGACGGGGATCAGCGAGTCCGCTACCGCGTCGATGATCGGCCGGAACAAGGCGACCAGATCATCCAGGACAGGGCCGAGTACGTCGGCGAGGGTGGCCGCGATCTCCCCGGCCAAAGGCAGCAGCGGTGACAGCGCCTCCAGGACCTTGCCGATCGACGCTCCCAGCGGCTCCAGCGACGGGCCGATCGCCTTGAACGCCTCGCCCAGGCCGCGCGCCACGTCTTGCAGACTCGGAGCGATCTTGGCGACCGCCGGACCGAGCGCGTCGATCAGCCCGGTGATGGCTGGGCCGAGCTCTTCAAAGACCGGGCCCAAGGCCGGTGCGATACGCCCGACCTGCGTGACCAGGGACGACAGAATGGGGCCGAGCTGCGCCGCGATGGTGGCGACCGTCCCGAACAGGTTCTGAATTGCCTCCTGGCCCCGCGCGCTGTTGACGAACTCCCGGAACGAACCGGTGATCTGCTGGAGGTTGTTCAGCAGCCCGCCGCCAGAAGCATCGGCGGCAGCGAAGACGCCGCGGAGGATGCCGCCCACGTTCTTGGCGATGGCGCCCAGCTGACGGAAGACGGCCAGCGCGCCGCGCACGACTTCCACGGCCCGCCCGGAAGCGGCGAACGCGGACAGGAAGGTGCCGACCTGCGCGCCGACCTGCCCGATCCGGTCGCCGACCTGCTTGCCGAACGCCTGGGTGACCGCGGCCGCAACGTCCAGGAACCCCTTCACGAGCGGGGCGATAGCGGACTGGAGCCCGGAGGCGGCCTGCGCCGTGCCCTGAATGATCGTCTTGAGGGGGGCGGTGGCCTGCTCGCTCGCCGCGAACTTCAGTCCCTCGGAGGCAGCCTTGCCGAACTCGGTCGCGACCTGGTTGAGCTGCGTTTTCAGCGGCAGCAAATTCTTGATCGCGTTGGTGATGTCCCCGGAGAACTGCTTGAAAAATGACTGCTGGATGCCTTGCTGCACGTTGCGGAGTTCCGGCCCCAGCGCCTTGACCGCCAGCACCGCCTTCTGCGCCGCCGGTGACAGCTTCTCCAGGGCCTCGCTGAACTTCTTCGCGTCCCCGGCAAACGCAGCGGAGAGGGCATCCCCGACGCCGAGGACGGCCAGCTTGAGCGTGCCCAGGGCGACCTGTGTGGTGGCGATGACGGCCGGGAGTGCGGCGATGATGCCGCCCGCCGGAGCGAGCGCCGCCAGCAGCGCGCCCACGCCCTGAGCGGCGCTCGCCGCGGCGATGCCGACAGCACCGAAGACCAGCAGGCCACGCAGCGCCCTGACAACCCGGCCAGCGATCCCGCCCACGCCGGACAGGGCGCGCGACAGCCGGTCGTTGTCGACGTCCGCGTTGACCCGGACGTTGATGTCCGGCGGCCGGTGCGCCCGGATACGAGCATCCAAACCGTCAAGGTCCGGGACGACCGGGATACGGACCTCTAGGCCACGGAGCCCGTTGCGAAGCAGCGTCTCGAACCGCCGCAGGTCCGGGATGATCGGGATGTTGATCCCGTCCAGGTCGCTTAGCCCCTGGATCAGCCCCCGGTTGAACCGGCGCAAGTCCGGCTCGACGGGAATACGGATCGCGTCGAGACGTGACCGGAGCTCGGTGAGTAGCGCGTCGTTGAAGCCGCTGAGGTCGGGCTCGACCTTGACCTTGACGGCCCCGGCCGCCGTGATGCCCCGTTGGATGTTGCGGCGGATCTGCGCACCGATAGTGCGGGTGGCGCGGTCCAGGGCGCGGGCGATACGGAGGCCGAGCTCCCGGGCATCCGCGACGGCGTCAGCGTCGTCCAGATCAATGGTGATCCGGGCGGATCCGTAATCCTCTTCCTCGCCGGCCATCGGGCAACCCCACGTGAGTGAGTGGTGTTACCCGGCCCAGAACCAGCGGTGTGCCCGGCCCAAAACCAGTCGGCAGCAGGCGGGCACACGGCCCGGCTGATCTCAGCCTAGCCGCTGCGCCCGCCCGTGAGCTGTGCGTCTTGCGCCGCCATCTGCGCCATGAGCGCCTGCGCACCGTCCAGGGTCATCCCGCCCCCGGCCGGCCGGGGCCGCTCCCCCGCCTCGACGGCCGCACGGCGGCGGGCGATCTCGGCCTTCGGTGGGGCGTACAGCTTGGCCCGGGTGCGCTTCCGCTCGTTCTCGTCCTCGGCGGCGGCGTCGATCGCCGCCTCGGCGGCGGCGAGCATCCGCCTCAGCGGCCACTCGCGGGGGTTGACGCCCTGGAGGGCGAGACTCCCATCCCACGCCTCCCACCCTTCGGCGATGGCTTCGACGAGGCGGAGGACGACGTAGGAGGGCGCTCGTCGGCACCGGCCCCGTACAGCTGGACGACGAACTCCATGATGTCGACGAGGACCCGGTCCGGCAGCGGGAAGGCGTCCACGGTCCGCGAGCCCTTGTGCTGCTCGGCGTACGCCTTCGCCTCGTCCTGGTCGTGGAAGGACTCCAGCATCGTCCCGGCGGTGTCGACGACGTTGATCCGGGTGAACAGGTCGGCCGACTCAGGCAGCATGAGCCGCGCCAGGAAGGCGCGCATCGCGCGGGCGGCGCCCCGGATCATGGACTGGTCGAGCGTCGAGAGGTCGTCGAGGTCGATACCGCTGGCGGCCTTCTGCGCCTCCTTCAGCTCGCCGAACGCGTCGACGAACTCGTCCCCCATGACCTCGGGGAGGAACAGAAGCTCGGTGTCGCCGATCTCGACGACGTGGGGCTCCGTGTTGAGCGTGATCTTCTTACGTGCCACGGGTCGTGTCCTTGTCTCCCGCGCTCCTCGCCCGGCCCAGAACCAGCGGCGTGACCGTAGGGTAACCGCCCCCGGCTGCTAGCGGCCGAGACGCAGAGCACGGGCAAGGAAGTTGTTCGGCCTGGTCCCCGGATGCCTGACCCGCTTCGCGAACACGATGGACCCGCCCGCCTCGAACCGCAGCGCCTTCGCCCGGCGGGGCACGATGATGTGCGGCCGTGTGCCGTCGAGGACGTAGCGCACGGCCGGATGGTCACAGGTGATGACGCCCTGGAGGCCGCGCGGCCCCTCCTCGATCCGGGTGTCGATGTACTCGCCCATGTGGCCGGGGGCCTCGGCGCGGGCGATGTCGGCGACCCGCTCGACCTTCGCCTCCAGCTTGCGCCGTGCCGGGCCGCTACGGGACCGCAGGAGGCGCCGGATGGCTCCCTGGTCGACTCGGATCGTTACGGTCACGACACCGCCTCTCCGGGGCACCTGCCGCATCCGGGGAGGGCGACGGTGACCCGCTGCTCGATGCCCACGCACCCGCCCTCCGGGCCCACGGTGCGCTGTGCGCCGAGGAGAAACCGCGGCCCGCGCCGGCCGTTGCCGGTCTGGGGCAGGCAGCAATAGAGCGCGTTGTAGACCGTGGTGGCGTCGACGTGGAGTTGCCGGGCCGAGGCCGCCAGCTCCTCGCACGACGGCGGGCAGCTGTTCCCGTCGGGCGTCGGCGCGCACCGCAGGAGCGTGACGACCAGCTCGGCCGCGGTCGTCGCCGGCGGCGGGCAGCCGCGCACACCGCGTACCTCGCGGTCCTCGGTCGGGAAGCTGGTGGACGGGTAGATCCGGGCGACGTTCACGGTGAGCTGCCCGGGGGTGCCGCCCCCGCAGGGGTTGTCACAGGAGTCCCACGCGGGCGCGCCAGGGACGACGCAGGCGCGGGCGGGGCAGCCGAGGACGTCCTCCTCGTCGGCCGCCACGGCGTCGAGGGCGGCGCACACGCAGCCGAGGACGTCCTCCGCCAGGTCGTGAAGTGCGAACGGTGTCAGGGCCATTGCGTCACCCTCGGGCGCTTGAAGTCCGGCGAGTAGACCCGGCTCGGAGAGCTGAGCCGCCCAGGGTTCACGGCGGTCAGCCACAGGTCGGTGGTGGGCAGACCCGTGCGGCCCTCGGCATAGAGGAGCGTCGGGTCGATCTCGATCTCGACGCCCTGACGCTGGTACCGGGTGACGTTGCTGGACGCCTTGCAGCCGCACGAGCCCGGCGCGCAGCCGCGCAGGAAGTGACAGGCCAGCTCCGACACCGCGGCGACCGCTGCCTCGTCGAGGGGAAGGCCCCACCGGTACGTGACGGTGAGGGTGTTGGGCTGGCCGGGTGCGGCCGCCATGTCCTGGCAGGTGGGCCAGCAGCCGCCGCCGAGACGGACCAGGCGCCCGGGGGCGTCGACCCGATACTCCAGACCGGGCGCGAGCACCTGGCCGTCGAGGTTCACCTCCGGCACGTCGTAGACCGGGCCGGGGAGGTAGATCTCGCACAGCTCCCCGCACGAGCAGGACGACTTGCAGCCGCAGACGCTCGCGTTGCGCCACTGCCCGTCAGCGCCGAGGTATGGCACCCATGGTCCGGCCGTCGCACCCCACCGGACGAGGAAGGGGGAGCCTTCCAGGCACGCCCTGCGGCACGGTCGTACGGTCACCGGACACGGCCCCCACCGCATCCCCGACAGGCGCCACAGGATGGACGAGGCCACGCTCACCCACCGGGCGACGGTCTCCTCGTCGTACTGCGAGATGTCACAGCACGGCTCGAACGGCCACGGGTCACACGGGGCCACCTGGGGCGTCACCGGCCGCCTCCCTGCTCGTACGGGCCCGGCTCGGCGAAGGTGCGCCGGACGTGTGCGCCGACCATGCCGTTGTCGAACGCGTCCGGCATGGTCGACAGGAACGGCCCGGCCGGGAAGCGGGGGCCGCGCCACATGACTTTGACGTCCTCGACCTGCTCGCCGCCGATCTTCGCGAGGTTCCCGTACGCCGTCCGCTTGTGCAGCACAGGCAGGTGCCGACCGACGTCGAGGGCGTGGAACATCCCCTCTTTGTGGACGACCAGGGGGACGTGAAGCTCGTAGGACACCGGGTCCTCGTGACCGAGGTCGACGAGGAGGTCCCTCGTCGACCGGAGCCCCTGGAGATAGGAGCCGTTCCCGCGGGTCGCGTAGTACGCCTCGACCTCGCGGACCGGGCCGCGATGCAGCACCGGCACCCCGCCGGGCAGCGGCTCCATGGTGAAGAAGTCGTCATTCATGAGGACGAACGGGTCGCTGACGCCCTGGTTGCGGCACGCCGCTGCGACCGCCCGGGTGGTGTTGACGTACTTCGTGCCGGTCTGAGGGGTCGACAGGTACCGGACGCCCTCGGTCCAGGGCGGCCGGTACCCCACGAGCCACACGCGCCGGTGCGGCAGGTGCGCGGCCCAACTGCGCAGGGCGAACCTGAGCTGCTGATTCACCGCGCCTTGCCGCACCGGCACGACGAGGTCCATGTCCGTCACGGCGTCAGGAGGCCAGGCACAGGCCGCCGGTGACCGGGACGTAGTCGCAGACCGGCGCTGGGGGCGCGATGGTCGTGACCATCGTCCTGCGGTGGCAGGTCGAGCCGAGCGGGGTGAGGAGCGGGCTCGGGGTGCCGGCCGCGTCCTTCGCGATGACGTCGTACGGTCCGACACCCCAGCCGCCACCGGAGCGGGTCGCGCCGGTCAGCTGGAGCGTCACGGCCTCCGAGCCGACTTCGAGGTCCCCGAGGATTCCGTTCGTCACCCACGGGAGCAAGAAGTAGATCCATGCGCCGTCGCCCGAGGCGTCGGCGGCGCAGGCGTCGGAGCCCAGCACCTCGGCCCACAGCTCCAGCGCGAAACCGCTGTTGCACTGGAGCGAGCAGTCGTCGTAGCCGATGGGCTTGCCCGCGTAGTCGAACACGACCGGGTTACCGGTGGTGATCTCCAGGAACTCCGGGCTGACGCTAAAGAAGTTGATCTCGACGTCGTAGCCGTTGAACGTCGGGCAGCCGCGCTTGAAACCGCACTGCTTCCCGTTGGCGGCCTTGTAGCTCACATCGTCGCCGTCGTCCGTGTTCGGGTTCATGGCGACGCTGGCGAGGCAGTCGAAGACGAAACCGTTGTCGTCGCCACAGACAGGCCGACCACAGTTGTCGACTCTGGTGACGCGGACGGTGTCGAGGTTTGCGATCAGGGGGCAAGTCACTGGGGCCCTCCAACACGAATGGCGTGTGGTGGCTCGGCCCACAACCAGCAGCGTCATACGTGGTGGGGAGCCCGGCCCAGAACCAGCGGCATACCTACGATCAAGGAGTCTAGCTGTGGCCAGGCTTCCGCACCGTTGCGTGTGCGAGATCCTGGACCGCGGCCGTCCACAGCTTCAGCTCGTGGCGGGTCTGGTCGGCGAGGAACGCGCTGCGCTCGACCGCCGCGGCGGTGGCCTCCTCGCGGCGCGGCCCGTTGCGGTACAGGCCCCGGACAGTGGCCGCCCACGCCCGGCAGTCGGCCCGGTCGACGAACGTCCCGGCCTCGCCGAGGGCTTCACGCAGGCCCGGGGTGGGGTGCGCGATGACGGGGAGCCCCGACGCCAGGGCCTCGACGGCAGCCATGCCATACGACTCGTAGACGCTCGGGACCATCAGCACCCGCGTACGCGCCCACACGTCCCGCCGCATGTCCGACGTCGGCCGCGCGATCCGCATGTTCGGCTGTGTGATCCGGGCGACCTGCTCGCCGTGCGCTCCCATGACGCCGAGGAACGGCAGGTCGCGGCGCAGCCCGGCGACCGCCCGCCAGGTGTCCACGCCCTTGTGCCTGCTGAGGTTCACGAGCGTCACGTGTGTCCCCGGCCGGGGCGCCCGGTGCTCGTCGGGGAGAACTGGGGGGTGCACGACCAGGGCGCCGGCCGCGCGGACCTGCTCCGGGTACCGGCCGGTCAGCGACTCCAGGACCCACCGGGTGTTGTAGACCGCCAGGTCGGGGCCGGCCGCGAGGGCGCGCGCGGAGCGGTCGAAGTCGTTGTGTACCAGCAGCAGCGAGCGGGCGCCGGTCTCGTGGGACAGGATGATCGCCTGCTCGGCGAAGTCGTGGTGTGTGACGACGACCTTCGGCCGCAGCGCCCGGACGAGGTCGGCGGCCGCGGCCGGGGCGAGGTGCCGGTACGGGACGCCGTCGACGTCCCATCCGGCGGGCGCCTCGCGCATGTCGGAGCAGACCACCAGCCCCGACAGCCCGGCCTCGACGAGGGCGCGCATCATCGTGTGAAGCATGGTCTCCGACCCGGCCCTCCGGTAGGGCACCCCGAAGTGGACCCACGCCACAACGTCGGCGTCCTCGACGGGCGGCGGGACGGCCGGGCGGCGCGCCCGCACCGGGGCCACGGGCCGGGCGAGGCGTTCGCACGCCGCGGTGAACGCGGCGACGGTGGCCGCGTGGTCCAAGCCCTCGGCGTGCGCCAGGGCGCGGCCGGAGGCCGCCGCGTAGGCCGCCGGGGCAGACAGGCGCCGGACCTCCTCGACCCACCTGTCCGCCCGGTCGCGGGGCACGTACACCGCGGCGTCCCCGAGGGCTTCGCGGATACCAGGCAACGGGGAGGCGATCACGGGGATCCCCGACAGCATCGCCTCGACGCCGACCCGCCCGTAGGACTCCGTCGTCGAGGGCATCAGCAGCAGCCGGGTGCGGGCGTACAGGGCGCGCGGGTCCATCCGTCCGGCGATCTCGACGTTCGGCAGGTCGACGGCGGCCGAGTAGCCGTAGGACTCGACGAGGAGGAACCGCTCGTCGGGCATCCGGGCGGCCACCTCAGCAAGGACGCCAGGGCCTTTCTCCGGCGCGGTCCCGTTCATCGTGACCAGCGTCCCCGGCCGGGTGCGGTAGAGCCCCGGGTCGACCGGAGGAGGCAGGACCAGGGCCCGGCCCCGATAGTCGCGGTAGTGGTCGCGGCAGGCGTGCGAGGGGAACCAGGCGAGCGCCGGCGCCCCGAGCCGGGGCCGTCCGGTCAGGCCGTGCACCATCAGCAGGTGGGGCACCGCCCGGAGGTGCTGCACCATCTGAGGGGCCCGGCGGTCGCCGTGGTGGGAGATCACCAGCTCCGGCCGCACCGTGCGGACGGCGCTCCACCATTCCCGCTCGGGCCACACCCGTACACCGTCCTCGACGTGCACGGTGCCGGGCTCACGGCGCGTCAGGACGACGTCGACCGTGTGCCCGGCCGCCACCAGGCCGAGGGCGTACTCCCGGCTCGTGATGAACGCCCCCGTGGGCGTGGCGGTCCCGTAATACGGGAGCAGGAACAGGACGCGCACGCCGCCTACTTCCCGCCGTCGAGGGGCGGATCCTCGACGGGCGGCGGTGTGCCCTCGTCCGGCGGGGGGAGCTGCCCGTCGCTGGCGATGAAGTCCGCGGCGAGCGCGTCGGCCGCCTGGCGGTGCTCCTCCTGCTTCGTGGCGTACTCCTCGGCGGTGATCTCCGTCCAGTCCGGCGGGAGCGACGAGGAGGCGACAGGGCCGTCCTCGGCCATGGCGACGGCCGAACCGTCGGGGGATGCGAAATAGCGCGGCATAGGTGCCCTCCGGTCACGCCTGAGTGGTGGTGTGGATCGTGCCGTCCGACGTCCACGAGTTGATGCCGATCGTCCCGGTGAGCACGTTGACAGCCGGGAAGTACACCACCGTGCTCCCGCTGCCAGCCGGGAGGTTGAACATCGCTTCGCAGACGCCACCGGCACGCCGCTCCCGGCGGGCCGACCCGGTGGCGGTGAGGATGCTCCACAGCGGGCGCACCATCGCCGGGCCGCCGTCCTTCTGCACGACGTACCCGACTTCGAACGTGGCCGTGGATGACCAATTGATATCCATCGAGCCGTTGACCTGGCTGTCCCACGTCCACAGGCGGCAGTCGTTCCCGAGGAAGTTCGCCGGCACGTCGAAGCGGAAGAACGCCGGGACGCCGCCCGGCTGGAGGACCGCCCATCCGCTCGTGGGACCCATGGACGCGATCGACGGGCTCATGTGCTCCTGATACAGGTGGTCAGCCGCCGTGTAGTGCTCCGGCGGCGTCCACAGGGCCCCAGTGGCAGGGTCGCACTTCAGCGTCGAGTGCGCGGTGTCGGTGCAGTTCCAGTGATCGGCCCACGCGTCCGAACCGCCAATCGGGTACGCCGCGAGCGGGGAGGCCGCAGTCCCGTCGCCCCGGAGGCCACACCCGACCTCGGGCGGGGGCGCCGGGGGGACGTAGAGGCGCCCGTCGCCACCGAACGCCAGACGGTTCCCCGCGTCGGCGCTGGGAGCGACGAGGAGGCCGTTTGCGGCCGCCTCGACGCCGTTGGGCTCCGGGGCGACGATGACGTCCCCAGAGACGATGTACGGGTCTCCTGCGGCCCCTGTGCCGGTGACGTGGGCGTCGAGGGTCGAGGTGTCGGCGGCCTGCACGACGGTCCCGGCCGCCGCCTGTCCGCTGATGACGTAGGGCGCGCCGGGTGCGCCGTTGCCGTCGACCGTGATGCCGGGGCCGGCGATGACGCGGCAGGTGCAGCGCGCCGCGCCGCAGCAGTTAGCCATGAAGGGAGTGCTCCGTCTCGTGAGGGCCGGTCAGGCGCCGTCGCCAGGGCCGGTGTAGCCGGACAGGCGGCGCGCGCTGGCCTCGGGGATGCCGGCCGTCCGCAGCGCCTCGTAATCGGCCTGCTGGTTCGTCTCGGTCTCCTGCTTGAGCTGCTGCGTGTAGCTCGCGCGCTGCGCCTCGACATCGGCGAGGGCGTCGGCGTACTCGCCCTCTGTGAGGGCCGTAGCTCCCTCGGGGAGCGCCGGGGTCTCCGGGTGGTCACCGGTCGCCGTCCGGGACGCCAGGACCCCGCCAGCGGTGCGGTAGTACAGATCTGTCATGGGGGCGCTCCTTACAGGACGACGACGAAGGCACGGAGGAAGGATTGAACGCGGTTGTAGGTCGCGCCCGCGGACCCCCGGCCCATGCGGATGGAGAGGGTGTAAGTGAGCGTTCCGCCCGGCGCGATCGTGCCGCCGTTCACGACCTTCGTGCTCTGGACGTGGGTGTCGAGGATCGGCGTGGCCCCCGAGTTGCCCAGGTAGGACATCTCATCCGTGCTGATACCGAGCGCGGCACCGGCCCCCGGGGGGAGGTTGAAATCCGCGTCGACCTCCGCCTCCATGATCACGAACGCCGAGCGGCACGGATCCGGGTTGGGCACGTTGAGGACGTGGGTGGCAACCTCCGTGTCCTCGGGTGTGGGGACCACCAGGTCGGCGGCGTCCAAGGTCTGCTGATCCTGCATGAACGTGATGGAGCCGCGGGGCTCGGAGCGCAACTGCCCCGTGTTGTCGCAGAACACCCGGCCCGCGTTCGCGTCGACGTCGCACGGGTACGGCCAGGCGGCCACCTCGGCGGCGAGGGGCGTCCCGGCCGTGCCGTCCCCGGTGAGGCCGCACGCGGTCTGCACGGCCGCGCTGCCCCCGACCGGGGCGTAGAGGCCGCCGTCCGTACCGAACACCGCGGCGTTGCCCGGGTCGGTCGACAGGCGCGCCGTGATCTCCCCGGTGGCCGGGTCGTACCCGGCGCCGTCGCCTGCGCTGAAGCAGGTCCGGACGTCGGCGCACTCGACGAACAGGCCCTCGGGACCGGCCTGAAGCAGGTTCGAGCCCCCGCCGGGCGGCGTCGGGTCGAGGATCACGTCCGCGTGGACGTCGTAGGGGTCGCCGGCCGTGCCCGTGCCGGTGAGGGTGAGGTCGACGGTCGGGGTGTCGGTGACACCGAGCGGGGTGGGCGTGGCCGCCGCGTCCGAGCTGACGACGTAGGGGTTGGTGGGCGAGCCGTTCCCGTCGACCGTGACGCCGGGCCCGGCCGTCACGGTGCAGAAGCAGGAGCGGGCGCCGCAGCACTTCGCCATGGGCAGGGCTCCTCATATGAGGTCGGAGGAGTCGCCCGGCCCATAACCAGCGGCGTCAGTGTTCGAGTTTAGGGAGGTCAGGGCGCCACGGCGTGAGCGTGGACGGTGACGCCGGCCGCCGGCGTGCCGACCGCGAGCACGCCGATACCGAGGACGGTCACCCCGGCCGAGGCGAGCACGGTGACCTGTGTCTGCGCCGCGGTGTTCGCCGAGATCCGAGAGGATCGGAATCCTGCACCAGCTTCCAGGGCGACGGTGACGACCGGCGGCGCCGGGAAGGCACCAGCGGGCCAATTGAAGGTGGCCACGCCGTTGGAGTCCGTGACGGCGGTCGCCCGCTCCACGTGGGGCGTGGGCGCCGTGTAGTCGCCGCTGGTGGCCATCAGATCTCGCGCGTAGACAGGACGAGGAAGTCCGACCCCGCAACGCCGGTGAACACGAAGGCGTCCGCCAGCTTCTCGCCGTTCTTGCCGCCCTGGTCGACCGACCACGTGCCGGTGCTGCCTGCGGGGAAGGCGACGGCCGGGTCCCCGCCGATGGCCGCGGTCGGCGAGCCGGAGAACACGAGCAGCGTCACGGACCGGGCGCCGGCCGCGATGGTGACCGCGCCTGCGCCGGTCTGCCGCTGCGCCTTGCTGTCGATCTGCGGGTTGGGGGTGACGCCGCATCGCGCGACGGTGCCTGTCGGCGCGTACGGCGTCGTCCCGTCGAGCGCGGTGTCCGTGAAGGACGGCGCGCCCGTGCCGGTGGTGGTGTAGTGCCGCAGGAACGGCGTGCTGCTGCCGTCGGCCTGGACGTCGCACAGGATCTCGTACTCGGCATCGGCCGCGGCTGCCGCCGAGACGCTTCCGCTGGTTCCAGACATGGGGTCCCTTCCTGGGGTCAGGCGATCCGCTTGAAGCGGAGG